AGCTTCTCTGATATGTAACAACTCATCTCTTTCATTCTCTATACCAACTTGGTGTTTTTTCTAATGATGTGCAACCATTAAACATATTAGACATATACTTGACTTTATACACATCCCATTGTGAGAGGTCTGAGTTGAAATTCTTGCAATTGTAGAACATGTATCCAATATTTGTCACACTAGACACATCCCATTGTGAGAGGTCTTGGGTGAAGTCATTGCAATATGCAAACATCCTATTCATGTTCTTGACATTAGACACATCCCACTTAGATAAGTCACAGTTGAAGTTCTTGCAATTGTAGAACATAGCGCGCATGTCCTTCACATTAGACACATCCCAATGTGAGATGTCACTGTTGAAAGCCCCACAAAAAGCGAACATCCCCCTCATATCCTCCACATTAGATACATCCCATTGTGAGAGGTCTGAGTTGAAATTCGTGCAATCATCAAACATCCCATTCATGTCCTTCACATTAGATACATCCCACTGTGATATGTCTATACTATGTGGATCTAAATAGCAAAACAAATAAGACATGTCTTCTACTAATGATACATCAATGTCATTCAAGTCGGTATCTTTGTTTTCATGTATCCTCTTGTTGATTATCTTAGCAAGTTCATTCTTTGTCTTTGGTTGGCAAGAATAGCTTGTTTGCTTGCTAGCTTTAGATACAACCAGCTTCTCTAATATGTATTTTACAATCTCTTTCATATGCTCTTATACCAAGCAGGCTTTGTTTTTAGTGATGAGCAACTATAAAACATAGAGTCCATATACTTGACTTTAGACATATCCCAACTAGACAAGTCAGAGTTGAATCTCTTGCAATTGTAGAACATCAACCGCATATCTATAGCATTAGACACATCCCAATGTGAGAGGTCAGAGTTGAAGCTATCACAATTAGCAAACATGAATGACATGTCCTTGATACTAGACACATCCCAATGTGAGAGGTCTGAGTTGAAGCTATTGCAATTGTAGAACATAAAATGCATATCTATAGCATTTGACACATCCCATTGTGAGAGGTCTGAGTTGAACTTGCTGCAATTGTAGAACATGCTATTCATATCCTCTGCATTAGACACATCCCATTGTGAGAGGTCTGAGTTGAAATTCTTGCAATTCTCAAACGTAGAATACATCTTAACAACATTAGAGACATCCCAACTAGACAAGTCTGCATTGAACCCTCTACAATCAAAGAACATCCCTCCCATATTCTTTACATTAGACACATCCCATTGTGATATGTCTATATCATGCGGTTCTAGCCTATCAAACAAGTATGACATGTCTTTAACTAATGAGACATCAATGTCATTCAAGTCAGCATCTTTGTCTTTCTCTAGCCTATCTGACAATATATTGATCAGCTCATCTTTTGTCTTAGGCTTGCAAGAATATGCAACAGATACATGCTTGTCTACTTTCAGCTTCTCTGATATGTATTCTATGATATATCTCATTTCTTTGCATTTTGCTTCAACTCACTGAACTCATCTTCAATCAAGTGTGACTTAGATGGGTTTATCATGTAAGCAAGCTTTGACATGATGTCACGATTCAACAAAACTTTCTGCTTCTTGTTACGGTTGTCTACTAATGCAAACTCTGCATTGAGAAGCTTCCTTGTCCCTATCTGTATGCAAGGCACTTCAACAACAACTCTCTCTTCAGTCACTTGGCCAACTATTGCCTTTGACTTGCCACTCTTCTTGAAGTAGTATTGCTTGTCACCAATCTTTGCAATCACATTGTCATCAATCGTCTTCACTTCATCACACCCAATAGTAGATGCCTTTGCACCATTGCCAGTGTCAAGCTTTGCCTCAAATGTGATTGTCTCCTCATCTTCCATTGTTATAGTGATGTCTTCAAGATATCCTATTGACTTTGGTGCTAGTGTGAGCTCATTTATGTCATTTATATTGTCTAGCAATATCTTACAGAAGTTCTCCTTTATCACTTCTGATATGCCATCAGTTCCGGGGCTAGCATTGAACTCTAAGACAACATTGTATCCTACTTCTTTGAAGTCATCATCACTGCCTTTGACTAATGGCATTATATCAACAGCACACCATGGCATGCCTGATATCTTGGCAACTTTTAGTGCGATCTCTTCTTGCTCTCTTGTCAGTTCTACAGGCTCTGCGGTTGCACCAAGTGATATATTGCTACGGAAGTCTTTGCCAATCTTCTTTCGCTTCATTGATGCAAGTATCTTTTGGCTAGTCCTCATGGTAAGCACATGCACACGAATGTCTCCACCATCTGCATCTTGCTTCTTCTGCAATAGCAACTCCAAGTCTTCATCAATTGAGAACATAGCTTGCAGTATGGCAAGTATAGTCTTGCCATTGACCATGAACACACCTGTGCCACCATGGCCATCAAGCTTCTTCACAACATACTCATAGTTCTCAGCATCTTCATTCTTGTCAGCATCTTTGTAGATCAGCTTGAGCTTCTTGGTGAGTGAGTCCATTCCATCTTTCACATCATTCTTTGTCAACAATGTGAACTTAGGCTGTGGAATGCCATATCTCTCCATCAAGACACATGACTGATACTTGTTTGAAGCTCTCTTAGCTGGCTGTATTGGATTCAGCACAAACAGTCCCCAGTCTTGTATCTCTTTTATGCACTCCATACACTCTTCACTATCTTGTGCACCAAGCCTCACAATAGCTATTGTGTCAATGTTAGATTGCTTGTCTATGACATACTTTGTCTTGTTGTCATTTATCATAATCTTGTCATCCATAGCCTTGTAGTGGACTTCATCTGAAACAAGCACAACTATGTCGATGTTCTTGCCTTCTATTGCTTCTTCTAAGTTCTTCAGTGTCTTGTTCTTTGAAGAGTCTCTCTCATTGGTGAAGAAGAGTATTGTCTTGAAGAAGTATGGCTTGTCTTCTATAGTGTTGTCTTCAGATGGTGGCTGTGGCTGTGACTTGCTTGGACTGTTGAGCAATGGGTCTTCTATAGGCTGTGAGTCAACATCACTTGCGGCTTCTATGCTCTCTTGCTGTTCATCAGCATCTTCTAGCATGAACTTCTTTATGGTGTCAATGTCTGACAGATATATCTTTGGCATAATCTATAATGATGTGTAAGTTATGTTAATGAGTGATTTTTTCTAGTTAAAAATAACTATTGCATGCCTAAGGTTTCTATGTTCAAGAATGCAATGCTACAGCATCAAGCCTATGCTAAACAACATAAGCCGATTTGCATTGCCTTGCTTGAAAGGCATAGCATTGTTTTCTATTTTAAAGATTGACAATGATATAATGTTTATGTCTCAATGAAAGATGAATATATAAAGCTGTCTAACTTGATACATGGCAAGCGAGTGCTGTACATACCAATATACTCGTGCTTTGACTACAAGACAAAAGCATTGAACTTCAAAGCAGATGGAAATGTCAATCGTATGTTGTCAACATTCTCACACATCAAGTCTTTCAAGCACTTAGACATAGCTTGTCCACTATCTGGCAATGACTATGAGTGGTTCTCACAAGCAGTTGCAAAGATCGGTGAGATGAACAACACCAGCATATGCTTGAAAGAGACTAGCTTGATAGTTGAGTCATCAAAAGTGCAACGGGATATTGGGTTTGCATCAAAGATCATTGATTTAGTAGATGGCAGCTCATATGACACTATCATAGCTGAAGCGCAGTTTGTTGTGTTGATGGCACTAGACAAGCTGAGCTGGCTAGATGTCATATACTGGTGCCCAGTATGTGCAACAGATGAGAAGACAAGAGACTTCTTAGAGCCACACAAGTCAATAGACAAGTACATATTCTCAAGAGTGAAGAATGCAATCATAGCATCTGAAGACCAAGAGAAGTACATAGATATGCTCAAGTCAACCACTAATGTGGCAATGTGCAACACAATCATGATAAGCACACTGATAGACAGAAGCTTGCCATTCTTCTCTTACAAGCTGGATGAATCAGTCATGTCATCATTGCAGGAGTTCACAAGCAAAGGGCATCATGTGCTGTTCTTACCATTTCGTCTGACAGACATGGGATACAAGTTCAAGGAGATACTAGATGTCATTACACACCACAAGAATGGCAAGAGTCTTGCAGTATTGTACACAAACCCAAACAATTGTGACTTAGGCAAGATTGCTAGTAGCATTGGGTGCTCAGACTATGTGAATGAGCATTTCATACAAGTGAGCAAAGATCGCGATACATATTACACAATCCTTGACTATGTTGATTGCATGGTGCCATACTTAGAAGACACCAAGTTCATAAACCATGCCGCAACATGCGAGATACCCCATGAGAAGATGGTTGAGACAATTGGAGAATTAGAGAAATATTTAGACAACATACAATAACATGGATGAGACCATTAGGACAAAGATGGCTATAGCTAGCAGCACAATAGAAGCTATAGTTGACTCACAAGACTATGCAAGCCTCTTGCAACGGTGCTTAGCTAACCCTTACAAAATGAGGTTCATCTTCTCTGGTGTTGGCAAGAACTGGTACATATGTGAGAAAGAAGTGAAGACATTCATCTCAATGGGCTTGAAAGCATCATCACTAGATTGCACACATGCATTGCATGGTGATCTTGGCACACTGATGGACAAAGATGAAGACAAAGTGATAGTCTTCATATCAAAGTCTGGCAAGACAAAAGAGATGGAGAAGCTTGTAGATGTGATATCTGACTTGAAAGCATCAAAGAAGATAGAGAACTTGACAACAGTTGGGCTTTTCTTGACATGTGATGGAGAATATGAGTCACTGAAAGAGAGATATGACTATGTATTGACTCCACGTGGTGTGAGCAAGACATTGGCAAAGGTTGAGATAGACTCACGTGACTTGATACCATCACTATCAATCCACACAACACAGCTTGTGCTTGACATCCTTGGAGTAGATGTGTTTGAGCAATGCCAAGACTTGGTAGACAACTACAAGTACAACCATCTTGGTGGCAACAATGGCAAGCTGCTTGGCATGGACAAGTATCTGGACAACTTTGGCAAGTGACTGTAAGAGATAGAATTCATAACACACACATATCTAGACAAGATGTCCAGATACTTGTCTAGATATGTGTGATATGACATGAAATAGGAAACAATCTAAACACAATTTATAAGAAGTTTATCTAATGAATGTAGTCATTGTAGCAGGAGGAAATGGCACAAGATATCGTGACCTCTCAATATTCCCTAAAGTCTTGCTTCCAACTAGATTCTACAACTCACTGTTGGAAGAGATGTCAAAAGTATTCAACAAAGACACAATAACTATAATCATAAATTCAAAGTATGCCAAGATGGTTGCCGACTATGTACGAGTGAACAACTTAGACATACACATAGTTGAGACAAGCAACTCTAATGGGTCTTACAACACAATAATGAGTGTCATTGACAAGATACCACAAGATGATGTGCTTTTTGTGTGGTCAGACTTGGAGATTCGTGACAGGATGGAGTTCACTAAGAACACTATTGTCTGCCAGAGTGGATCTTACCGTTATGTGTTTGATGATAGTGGCATGATACGCCCTACAAGAGATCATGATGGCAATCAAGAAGTTGGCAATATCCCAGGAATATACTTCATAAAGCACTTGAGAGACATAATTACTATCAAGTGTGATGAGATGCCTAACTATGACTTGATAGATGCCATATCATTGCATGCAAGTGAGTTTGAGAAGCATGAAGACATAAACCACTACATAGTTGAGTATCGTACTAAAGAAGAGTATGTGAGCATCATAAAGAATGCAAACCAGATAGAGTCTTCTATGAAGTGTAGGTTCTTCAACAGCATAGAGATTGAATGCAAAGACAACAAGTATCCTGTGCTTGTGAAGCGTGCTATTGTCAAAGAGTACTACCCAATCATACAGAAAGAGTATCAGTGGTATGAGTCATTGAAGAGTGAGGTTGAAGACTATGACAAGATAGTGCCAGAGATATATGATGGGATGAATGGAGACAAGAATGCATTCAAGATGCAGTTCTTAGAGAACTGGACATCACTAGAGCACTACATCAAGACACATGATGATGCAGATGTGATGAGTGTGTACAAGCGTATTCGCCGTAGCTTGAACAAGCTTGCTAAGCATTACAAGATGGTGCCAAGGAATGTGTTTGAGTGTGACTTGAGATATGAGGTTGTCACAAAAGTGCTGAAGCGTTGTGACAACATCAAGAACATGCTTGTCAACTATGACAGAGAAGAGATGAGAGCATTGCTAGAAGAAGCATACACTTATCTGTCAAGCATAGAGAAAGGCCAAGAAGTGAAGTACTGCATATGCCATGGTGACTTGAATGGCAGCAATGTGATGGTGAATCCAAAGAATGGCAAAGTGAAGTTCATAGATCCTCGCGGATACTTTGGTGAGACAACTCTATATGGCTGGCAACCTTATGAATATGCTAAGCTGCTATATTGCCTTGATGGGTATGATGGATTCAACTTGAATCCACAAGTGTATGGGATTGACTCACCAAAGAGGCTCAAGTGGTTCTATGGCATAGACTACCTAGACAACAAAGTCTACAGAGTCTTGCTTGGAGTGATATGGATAGCATTAGCTGGATACATATCTCAAGATGTCATGAAAGCTAACATAGCATATGAGTATGGGATGAAGGTGCTGAGAGGTGCACTTGAAGAATGACTATTTTAATTATGTATGCAGAAGAAGAGACTCATAGTTGTAGAAGGGTTTGATCGTGCTGGCAAAGACTCATTGCTAGATGACTTAGAGAAGATATCTAGCTTGATGCCAAAGACAGTAGTGATGAGGAACAACCTTGAAGGCATGCCAAAGTATGACAAAGAGCAAGATGACTTCTTGTCATGGCTTGACAAGTTCATAGATGCACAGATAGAAGAGATAGAGAAGCTAGCAATGCAAAATGACACAATCATAATGGCTAGATTCTTGATATCAGATGAAGTGTATTCAACATTGTTCAACAGAAAGCATACAGTAAAGCCTAAGCTAAGCAAGCTCCCAGTTGGCATGGAAGTACATAACTACATCATCTTGTTTGAGAGCTACAAAGAGTACATAGATAGGATAAAGATGGTTGAAGGCAATGAGTATGTTGCACAATATAGTGAAGATGAGTTCAATGAGCTCAACCACCTCTATTGCAGCAACATTAATGCCGAATGCAATGCTGACAAGCTTGTGTTCCTCAAGGCAAGCACAACTAGGCTGAGCTTGCTAGTTGACTTCATAACAAGGACATATATTGGTGATTGATGATATGGAAACAAATAAGACTATAATAGCTGGACCATGCTCAGTTGAGTCAAGAGAGCAGTTGTTTGAGACATGTGACCAATTGGTTGAGAATGGCATCACATTCATACGTGGGGGTGTGTGGAAGCCAAGGACTAAGCCTGGTGGCTTTGAAGGGCTTGGTGAGATAGCACTCAAGTGGATGCTTGAGTACAAGACAGAGCATTCAGGTGTCAAGATGTGCTGTGAAGTAGCCAATGAAGAGCAAGTGAAGCTTGCATTGCAATACAAGATGGATGCCATATGGATTGGCGCACGTACAACATCAGATCCATTTGCTGTCCAAGAGATTGCAGAGGCAATAGCAAAGATTGACAACACAACAATGGTGATGGTGAAGAACCCATCATGTGTTGACATTGACTTGTGGGAAGGTGCTTACCTTCGCCTCTTAGCTATGGGCATCAACAATGTTGCATTCATACATCGTGGATTCAAAGCTTACAAAGACACTGACTATCGCAACAACCCACTATGGCAATATGCTTTGCAGATGAAGCTCAAGTACAGAGATGTGTCAATGCTTTGTGACCCATCACACATTGCTGGCAAGCGTGAGTACGTTGAAGAGATATGCCAGAAAGCATGCATGTATGGATATGATGGATTCATCATTGAGAGCCATTGCAACCCAGACATGGCATGGACAGATGCTTCACAGCAATTGAAGCCAAGTGACCTCAATGAGATGCTGCACAGAGTGTTAGTGATGGAGCAGAACACAAATGAAGTGATGCTGAAGAAATACAGAGATGATGTTGACAGCATTGACAGGCAAATACTTGAGCTTGTGAAGTCAAGGTTTGAAGTGACAAATAAGATTGGTGAATTGAAGAAAGAGAGCAACATGCCAGTTTTCCAACCTGAGAGGTTCATACAGCTTGTGCAATCATTGAAAGACATGAAGAAGATACCAGACACACTTGTTGAGGCTATCTGGGGAGCCATACATGAAGAGAGCGTGAATGAGCAAAATAGTATCATTGAAGAAAGAGATGAGAAATGACAATTGGAGAGATGAGAAGAAGGAGCTTGACACTAACACTACTTGGTTCAAGAAGTTCTATGATGACAACAAGCTAGAAACTAGGCACAAGAAGACTATATTCATAGTAGATTGTGATGGTGTGATGACAGATGGCAGGAGCTACTTTGACAAAGATGGCAAGTATGCAAAGAGCTATGGGTCATATGACAAAGAAGCAATACAGTTTGCTGTTGATGTTTGCAAAGACCAAATCATATTTGTCACAGATGACAAAGAAGGGTTTCCAATAACATCTGCACGCATTGACAAGCTCATTGACTCGGTCTCTGAGAGCAACAACATTGCTAAGTCTAAGATGAACTGGAAAGAGCGTGAGATGCTGGTAATGCAAATCAGAGATGAGAGCTACTTCAACAAGATAGATGTTGACATTGTGTTCATTGGTGACTCATTCTCTGACATCCCTGCAATGTCTAGAGCAGACTATGCATTCACAACAAACAATGCACCTAAGCAAGTGAGAGAATATGCAAACTACACATCAACCACAAATGGAGGCATTGGAGCACTTAGTGAGATAATTTTCACATACTATGAGATGGCTAGATTAGTTTAATTAAAAAAATACATCTATAAGATATGATAAACCAATTCAAAGTAGGTTGTAATTTTGACTGGAAATTGATTGACAGAGTGTCTGAGTTGAATGAAAAGTATGATGGCAAGTCTGTAGTAAGAGAGTTCTTTGGCAGCCCTAGCTCTGCAGCACCTATGACAGCAAGGCCTGATTGGAGGCTTCCAGACATGAGTGACAAAGACTTTGAGAAGTATGTCAAGCTGAGCCTTGACCATGGCATATTGTTCAATGTTGTGCTTAACTCTATACAACCATTCATGGCTAAGCCAAATCTTGTAGCTAACAAGAATCATGTGCAAGACTATGTGAAGTGGCTAGAGGGCATTGGTGTGTACAGGATAACATTTGCAAACCCAATGCTAGCAATGTTCATAAGAGAAGTCAGTGACATTGAGCTTGAGGCAAGCTGCATACTCCACATTGACACACCAACTCAGATGAGATACTTGCATGAGACTCTTGGGGTGAACAAGTTCTGCAACAGCATATTGAAGAACAGAAGCAAAGACTTCTTGGTCAATGCTGCAAACTATTGCAATGAGAATGGATTGATTCTTGAGTTGCTTGCAAATGAGTTCTGCTACAATGCTAGCTCAGACTATGCTACACATTGCATATACCGTGACTCTTGCTACCTTTGTCATGCGACATGCAAGACTAAAGAAGAGTCAATGCTGTATAACAACTATCCAATGCAATATTGCATGTCAAGCAGGAATGGCAATCAAGAGCAATGGCTACGTAGCAGATGGATACGCCCGGAAGACTTGCACTATTACAACTCTATTGGGATAGACTACTTCAAGGTGTCCGGTCGTACTGGTGGCACACCATATCTAGTGAGTGTGCTTGAGTCTTACATGAAAGGCAAGCATGAAGGAAACCTCATTGGCTTGTGGAAGCCACTTGAGACAATCTACAATGGGAAAGAAGAGTCAGAGCAAGAGTTGGTTGACAACATACCAAATGACAAGCTAGATGGATTCTTAGATCATTGGTTCACTAAGAACTTTGAGTGTGAGAATCAGATGTGTGGAAAGACTTGCACATATTGTAGAGACTTCTACAACAAGAGAATAAGAGGTGGAGCTTGAGCTCCACCTCTCATTCTCTATATGATAGACAACGCTTATTCATTGTCAATCTGTATGAATTGGTAGTCTAGGTTTGAGTACTTGAACTCAACTTTGAAGTTCTGCATGTTAGCTATAGGGTTTTGGTAAGACAAGTCTAGCATGTCTATGCCATTTATGATTGGGTCCATTATCACTATCCTAGAATACACTTCACCAATGTCATTCAATATGTCAATGTTGAAGTTTGAAATTAGCTTGTCTGACTTTGTGTCTCTAGAATACAAGTAGAAGAAGTTCTCAAACATCAAGAAGTAGTTCACAAAACCAAGAGTATGCCTAAAGTATATGTTCAAAGTCTTGTCAACTAATGCAATTGGGTTTTTCTGTGATCTGTAAGAGTACTCTGTTGCTGTGTGTGGGAACCTGTTTTGCTCTGCCCTTGACTGGTTTATCAATGGCTTCCCATTTGCAGATTGCTGCTGTTGCATAGAAGCATTTACGAATCCAAGCACTTGGACAGATTGTATAGTCTCATTCAAGAAGTCAATAGGTTTAGTGATGAAGCTTTTCTGTCGCTTGATTATTGATGTGTATTTCTCTTTTATCTCATCAACTATGAAGTCATCTGGCAGCTTTATCCTAAATCCATCCTGTCTTCCATTAAGTGTCATCATAAGTCAAATAAGTGTGCATTTTATTTTTCTAGTCTTATCAACTGGAATCTTGAATGTTGAGTCATTCACTTTCTTGTATATGAATTTCTCTTCATCAATCTTCTTCATGTGTTCACCATCTAATGGTGTCTTGTTGATCTTCTCACCTTTATAGTATATGTTGTAGTGCTTGCTCATTTTATAGATTTTCCTCCTCTTGCTTTTGCTTCATTTGCTTTGTTTTTCTGTTTGCTTAATGAATTGTTGTCATTGCTGTTTGGTGTGGCACCTTTACCATATTCAGTTCCAATTAAATTATTGTATTCTGGTGTTGCAGTTGAGATTGAATTGCTATTGTAGTCATCAGTGTTTTCTGTTGTGTCAGATGAAACCCTGACAATGAGCTCTTTATCCATTATCTCCTTTATCGTCTTGATAGACTCATTCATCTTCTCAGTTCTCTTGTCTTGTATCATTCTAGCTCCTTCTACAACGTCCTTAGACTCATGCAAGCTTGAGTTCACTTCTTCTAGCACTCTAGATAGCTTGTATAGCATGTCTGCAACACTGTCCATCTTAGATAGTTGTGTAACATAAGATCTCATTTGGCTAGCTATCTCTGCCATTGAGTTAGCCTTTTTGATATCAATGCTATTCACTGTATTCACATACTTGTCAATGCTTTCTACTTGATTGTTGAATTCTGCTATGTTTGTCTCATCTATCTTAGATATGTTGTCTAATGATTGCTTCAAGCTATTTATCTTCTTATCGATGTCAACTGGTGTGTTGTTTATAGCTCTAGAGAGCCTGTCTAAGTCAGATGCCATCATGCCTAAGCCTTTAGAAGAGTATCCAATTGAGTTTATGTCTTCTCTTATCTTAGATATCTTAGACTTTATCGCTCCCATTACAGACATTGGCAGATCTTCTACCTTCATGTCAACATCTGTTAATGTTATGTTGTTCTTTTGTATAGCATCTCTCAAGTTCCCAATAGAGTTTGCAACATCTATATAGCTTTCTATTAAGTTCTTTACTTTATACGACTGGTTTATAAATTTCTGTATGTTGTCTATCCTTGCATAAGCCGGCAATGTTGAGTCCGCATTAGATATCATAGTTGATATCTTAGAAACCATTTGCAATATCTTTTCTGGGTCGAGAGCATTCAAACGACTTGTCATTGACTCAAAGTCATATTCAGAATACATAGATGCAACATTAGACAATGTTGAGATGATGTTCCTTATAGCATCATTAGTTGATAGAATCCCATCACTTATCTTGTCTGATATGCTCTTGCTTATCATGTTTATCTTTGACTCATCACTAAGTGCACTGCTAAATGAGTTTATCACCGTGACTATGTCATTAGCAAGACTCTTGTCTTTAGATCTATTATATTCTAATATCTTAGCAATAGTTCCAGAATAGTCTTCATGCAATCCTTTCAATCCACTTACTATTATTTCAAAGTTGTTGATTATACTTGTAATGTTCTTGTTGATATCATCAGAGTTTTTCAAAGCATTTTCTACATTTGTTTTCAAATTTACATCATTGAATATTCCTGATAATGCATTTATCATGTTCAATGCATTTTCTTTCATTTTTCCTATATGAGCTTGGTTAAATACCTCATATCCATTTGCTTTGCCATCTTTGTCAAACCCTAATGGTATCTTGTAAGAAGAAATGTCTACAATTGTCTTAGCAACAGATGAAATCATTTCAATAGACGGATTAATGAAATTTTTTACTTCATCAATGTTTTTATTTAAATTACCAGTACTTATTTTTTCATACAACGTGCTGATCATTGTAGGAATAGTCATCAACAAGCTTTTGCCATCTCCTGTATCAATAATCTTCTTCAAATTCTCTAGTATTTTGTCTACACTGCTTCCTAAATCTTCATACTCAAGTACATTGCCTGTCTTTGGATCAATTCTCTTCGGAAGTCGTGCATTGCCTAATGACACTACTGCAGACACTAGATTTGACACAATAGATATTGATGATGATATTCCATTTACAGCTGTTGAGAATGGGGTGTTTTCACCTGTTGTTGAGAACATCTTGTCATTAGCATTATAGCAGTTGATTATAGCATCACTTGTTGCTGTTATTATAGAGCTAATGACTGTAGATAGTTTTTCTACTATTCCACCCTTTCCATTTTCATCACCAAAGTTGATATCATCATACCTTATTATCTTTCCATCTTTGTATACTGGAATCTTTCCTTGAGCAAACTTTACAACACTATCAGCAATGCTTGAAACTATTTCAGTCACTCCACTTACTGATTCTATTATGTCTTTCAACTGTGGATTATTACCACCATCAAAAAATTTTTTATTTTTTTTATCATTTGCCAATTCAATCAAAGCTTTTGGAACAGCTGTTATGATGTCTCCAACAACTTCACCTATCTTTACATATGTTTCACTGTTGATAGTGTCATATCCAATAGCAACTCCATCATTGTTCCATTTATTAGGTACCTGTCCGGATGCTAGCTTGACAATCCCATCGGCTAAAGATGATATCATCTCACTTATTGGGTTGACAGATTCTATAGCTTTCTTTATTGTTTCTTTGTTAGAAGATATTTTATTGAACTTTATTCCATTTTCACCACCACCAAGCAATGCATTGATTATCTTGACAACATTGTTGGATGCTTCTATCATTTCAGCGTCTGTCACTTTAACATATCCAATCGGCTTTCCTGTCTTTGGATCCCATCTGTTAGCTATTTGCATAGTAGCCATCATTGATATTCCAGTTGCCAAATTTGATATCATAGAAGACATGTCCATTGCCATCTTTATTATCTTTCCGGCATCACTCCTAGTGAACCATGTGTCCCATGATAAAGCATTCTTCAAATCAGGCCTTTGTGCTAGGCTTTCTAATGTGTCAAATTGGTCAGTTATTATTTTCAATATATTAGCATTAGCATCATCAAACTCTTTAGCACCAATCTTTTGGTATTTAGCAATTTTGCCATTCTCATATACAGGGAATTCCATAGATGCCATATAGAACAATGATTCAACAATTGCAGAAATCATGTTTGAGACATTCATTGATGCATTCACTATCTTGTCTATTGGTGTGCTGCCAAGGCCCAAGAAATCACTGTCTAGCAGATTAGAATTGTCTAAGTCATTGTATACTTCTTTCAACGCATCAAATGTATTTGTCAATATTTGCTTTATGTTCTGTCTTGCTTCTGAGAAATGGCTTTCAGACAATCTCTTGAATGATGTTGGCTTTCCAGTTGTTTGGTCAAATGAATTGGCAACTGACAAGATAGCCATGTTAGATATCCCTAATGCAATGTTAGATATCATATCACCAATCTTCAATGATGAGTTGATGACTTTCTTCAACAAGCTTGCCCTCTTAGAATCATCTATCACTTCTAATGCTTTGCTCAGGCCTTCAAATGTATTGTTCAATATGTCTTTTATGTTATCCTTCGCTAGATCAAAATCTGACTGGCTTATCTGCCTCCATCTTATTGCATTTCCATTCTTGTCCCATGCTATAGCTACTTTCATGTCAGCTAAGTCTTTTACGGTGCTTCCAACTAGCATCATCACTGTTGACAACTCACTAATTGGATATCTTACACGACGAATATTCTTCTTTAGCTTATCTAATCCATCTTTGTCTATTCCATTTCCAATGCTTATGAATGCATTGATATTCTTGATAACTTCTTCAGAATTGTCAGATATGTTCATCTTGTTGATAGCCTCTTCACCTTCAGCTATAGACACCATTGCATTTGAGAGTATTTTCATTGTTGAAGAGAAGCTCCTTACTGCCGGTCTAGCTAATATAGAAACAGCTCCTAATGCTATTATCTTTCCAAATAATGCCCAAAGGTTAGAATCTTTGCCTGATATCAAGTTTGTCAAATTGTCTAAACCAGATTTTACACTACTATAGTCTTCCATAATCAAGCTAACAATCTTCAATGATCCAGATAGAGCTAGCAAAGTAGTGCTTATCAGCAATGCAGATGTACCGCCAAGAATGGCAAATGGTAAAAGAAGGATAAGTTTTTCAAAGAACCATGCCATAGATAAGCCAATTATGTCATTTAGCTTATCAAAGTTAGATTCAACATCTGTTTCTTTTAACATGATATCTATTATCTTGAATGTTGTGCTTAATGCTAATAAAGCACCAGATATCGCTAATGCACCATATATTCCAAGTGAAGCTTGCAATCCAACAATTGATAGTTTGACAAACATCCATAGCAAACCGACAGATACTATTTCTTCTATTGCTGATATGTTATTGTTTATAGCTTCGATGTTTAGCTTGCCATCAAACAATGTGCCAAGTATTGTCAATGACGTTGTCAAAGCCAACAATGCTACTCCAAGACCTATAGCTGCAGCTTCACCTGGTAGCAATGCTGGAGACAATGCTCCAAGCAATCCAAGAACTAATGACATGCTACCAACAAATGCTAGTAGTATCACACCATATTGGATGACCGGCTCTAAACCATACTTAGCAACAAACATAGCACCTAGTGACAATGATATAGAAGTCATCAACACAAAAGTTCCTAATACAGCGGCATCAGCTAAGACTTTTGGATTCTTGCCAATTGCTTTACTCATCAATCCCATTGCCTTAGACATTACTAAGACAAATCCTGACAATAGTCCTGCAAATTCTAATGGTGCCAAAGGTCCAGTTATCTTCATTGAAATGCTTCCAACAACCAATATAGCAGCACTTATTGCTACTAGCAGACTAAACTCTTTCAATTCATTTATTGTTGTCCTACTCAAGTTGCCACTAACCCAATTGAATACATGGGTCATTCCTGCTATGAATGCGGAAAGCAAGATAGTAAATGCTAAAGGAGATTCTACTCCATCAAGATATTCATAAGTAAGACTTCCAACAATCAATATAGTAGCACTAACAGCAATCAATCCAAGCAACTCTATTGCATTTGCTTTTGCTTTCTTAGCAAACAACCCAAACACTAAGAATGGTGCTAGCACTAATGCTTCAAATGTCATGAGAGTAGCACCAAACTCTAGTGCATACTTAGCATATGCACCATTCTTTATCATCATGAACAATGCGCCAATAGTCATTATTGCTGTTGTCACAATGGTCAAGCCAGAGAATAGCTTTGCTCCTTTCAATGCATCTTTAGCTAACAATGACATGACTAAGAATGGTGCTAGCACTAATGCTTCAAATGCCATCAATGTGAGGCCAAACTCTAGTGCATACTTAGCATATGCACCATTCTTTATCATCATGAACAATGCACCAATTGTCATTATTGCTGCTGATGCTATCATGAAGTCTACCATCTCATCTAATGAATTCTTTGCATCTTTGCTAATATGGCTGAATAGCAATATTGGTGCTAAGACCATAGCTTCAAATATCATTAATGTTATGCCAAAATTGATAGCATTCTTGACAAATGTGCCATTGTCTAGCATCATGAACAATGCACCAATTGTCATTATGCCGACACAAGCTAGCATGAAGTACTCAAAGCCTTCTAAGTTAGCTTTCATTGTTGGCATGAACTTGCCAAACAAGATAAATGGAGCAATCACTAGAGTCTCAAAGGCCATGAGTGCAATCCCAAACATCAATGATGCTTTCAAAGCCTTGCCACCACCAAGCATGACAAACAATGCACCAATCATCATAGATCCAACACAAGTGAGGATGAAGCCATTCATCTGATTTCCTAATGGCATTGCCTTCTTCAACAATGGACCCGTTGTAATGACTGGCAACAAGACTAATGCTTCAAACAATGACAATGTGGCTGCAAATTCTATTGATGCCTTTATGAACTTGCCACCACCAAGCATGACAAATAGTGCACCAACAGACAGGACAATAGTTGATGCTATGATGAACTTTGTCATGCCTTCTATGTTTACTTGTGCATCTTCTATCTCTTTTGTTGATGATTGTGTCTTGACGGCAACATCATTGATGCTTTCCATGCCTTCCTTTATCTTTTCATTGGCAGCTTTCAATCCATCAACTTTTGAAGAAATTTCATATATCTTGTCTATCTTGCTATCTATCTCTTTGTAGATCTCATTGATAGTTTCAAAATAATTTGAGATATTGCTGATAATCTTGTCTTTGTCTATCTTCTTTAGCTCACTAATGGAGTTTATACTTTCTAATATTGTCTTTATTGACTCCATTTGGTTTGCAATAGAATCAATCTTTGCTGATTGTTGCTTGCTGACATCCTTCAATGAACCTAAGCTTTGGAACAAGTTTTTCATTATGTTGATATCCATTTTCTTGCCATCTACACTAATTCCAAACAATGAAGCAATGCCAATCAATGTTTTCTTTACTTTATCGATGTCATTTCCCTTTTGTGTTGATATTTTGTCAACAATAGATATGATGTCTTCTATACTATTTTTTATTTGTGTTGTAGTGTTCTTTTCAACTGTGTAGTCCTTTTTGTTGCTTGATATCTCTCTTAAGAGAGACTTTATGTTATGTTCAAATAGCTCTCTTATTTGGTTTATTTTTCCATCATCTAAAAATGACTTTGCTATACTATATCCTTGAATAGACTTCACGGTAGACATTATGATGTCTATCGCTTCATTAGTGTCACTTATAGATTTCTTTATTTTAGGATATTCACTACCATCCTTCCATATATCAGACGCATCTATTATGTCCTTTATCCCGTTGATTGAATCCAACACAGTTTTAGCCATTGATGTCTTGTTGATTAGAATAAAATAAGGCATCATCTTTATAACTTTATCCATCAAGCCAGATACATCTTTCAATGCATCTATTGTGTTAGTGAAATCCATCTTCTCATCTAGCTTGATTGTCTTAAGTTTTTCAAACAATCCAGACATTGCCCCATTCTTTCCAACTAGATTTTCAATCGATCCACCTTTAGCCATGATTGCATTTAGCAACATGACTCTTGGCTTTGAGAATATCCATGCAGTGTTGTCCAGAATTTCAGCTATTTGAGCTAAGTTCTTGTTAGAGTTTGACATATCTAATGGCTTAGTCTTTGACAATATCTCAACAAGTGTGCTTACCCACTCGGCATTCACACCAAGTGCATTCATGTTCATCTCAGAGAACTTCCTCAATGCATCTATGTCTTTCTCATTCAACCCATCAACCGTGACTTTTATTTTGCCATTAGTCTCTTTGAAATTGTTCTCTATTGCATTCTTTATCTCAGACAAGCTATCTTTTGAGATTCTTGCATCTACCTTCTCTATTATGTTGATGTTCTCTCTTTCAGCATTTATAGCTTCTATTACCTTGATGATGCTATTGTCTATTGAAGATCTTATGCCAGAAATCTCTTGATTGATAGATTCTAGTATCCCTGAATAGTTGATTGACTCTTTAGGCTTGTCACTCACATTAGTAGCTTTTGCCATCCCACCAATAGCATCTTTGATACCTTTTATAGCATTGTCTATATCCATCTTGGCAATGCTTTCTTTTATGTCAGAGATCATAGCATACAATGACTGGTTTGCTCCTAAGATTGATCTCTTGTTGCTCTTCATAGCACTTATAGCATTAGTGACTTGGTCTCCGGATGTTCCGGTGATGGCACTAGTTATGAACAGAGAGTCTCTTGTAGACTCTCCTCTAAGGTATTTGTCAAATGAACCAAGTCCGGTAGGAGTTGCTAGCTCTCTCTTTTCTGTTTGTACCGATTTCTTTACCAATTGTTTCTTGTTTTTTCCATCCATATGTGTGATGTATGTAGCTATTCAGGTATCCATACCAAAAGCAGGTATAGTTAAAAATAAATTTGAACTTTTAAACTTATTGACTATGTTAGTGATAGTTAAAATTGTGTTTATGGATAAGTTCTACATTTACTGTCGATATGAGCATTGGACTAAAGATGGCAAGCAATTCACAAAGTGGTTCAAGTATCTTGAGAGATCTTTCTCTGTAGAGAAAGAAGCAAATGAGGCTATCAGAGACTACAAGAGAGATGTTGCAAAGACATCTAAAACTATGAAGATCAAATATGAGTTTGAAGCTAGGAAGATTGACCATAGGTTTTTCATGCCAAAGAAGCTCAAGCGGCCAACAGGCAGGCCTAAGGCAATACCACAAGCATTAGTTGAATCTATAGTTAGTGAAATCAAACGATCAAAAGAACACACCAGCACATGTTCATTGATTGGTGATGATGCCATCTATTTGTCAAATGATGCTAAGGCAATTGACATGATCAAGAGCACATTGCCGACTGGCAAAAGCTTATTAGTGTATTGTGATGCTAGCTCTAAGTCAATGTACATTGATGTAGTTGACAATAGCTTCATAGAGAGAAACATATTAGAGATTGAGAGATGAAAGCACTATTTCTTGACTTTGATGGTGTGATAACAACATACTATAGCCATTGGCGCTTGTCATTAGACAACATCATGCTCATCAAGGACATTGTTGACAAGACAGGTTGCAAGATTATTGTCACATCAACTTGGAAGCATGGTGCTAGAGATGTTGAAGAGTTTGTGAACAAGAATCTCAAGAGATGGAATGTGCAGGATAACACTATAGAGTGGCTTGCTACTAACATACATGGATTGACAGACAGCATGTGCAAGTCAAGAGCTGATGAAGTTGAGAAGTATGTCAATGAGAACAACATCAAAGACTATGTCATACTTGATGATGAAGGAGGATATCATGACCACCAGCTGACTAGGTTTGTACAGACTGACTTTGCTATCGGGATAACAAAGCGAGAAGCAGACTTGTGCATAGACATATTAGAAGACAAGAAGATTTGGCAGGTATTGAGGATAAACTATGACTTAAAGTACTTGTGGCGACTAGCTTGTGATGGATATCCAAGCAACATAAATGAGATACTTGAAGAATACTACAAGCGGTATTGACTATTTTAAAGTATGAATTAAAAAACTACAATTGACATTATGGCAAAACAGAAGCGTAGTGCTAACACTTATCAGAAAATCAACACTTTGTACAAGCGTGACATTGACAACATAATCATGTTGCATTATGAGTTCGTTGACCCAACAATCACGTGGCTCAAAGATGCATTGTGGGAGGCATCAGAGAAGATTGATGGCACAAACATAAGGATTGAAGTGTCTTCTAGAATACTGTTTGATGAGTTGAAGCACAAGAATGTTGGTGTGGACTTCAGTGTTGAGTATCGAGGCAAGACAGACAATGCAAATGTGCCTAAAGAGCTGATGGACTGGCTACATGCAAATTTGCCTAAGGAGAGAGTTCTAAGTGCACTTGGGCTTGAGGAGACAATCTTTGAAGATAGCTTTGCTCAGCACAAGTGGGTTGATGCGAACATGCAACCAGATTATGAGCGTATCCCTAAGATGTACACAATCTATGGAGAAGGCTATGGGAGGAAAATCCAAGCATGTGGATCAAGATACATCAAAGATGGCGTGTCATTCATTGGGTTTGATGTCAAAGTTGATGACTTGTACTTGCTCAAGGAGTCTCGTGATGACATCATGCAGAAGCTTGGTGTCATGGTGGTACCATCATTAGGGTTGATGACAATCAGTGAAGCCGTTGAGAAAGCCAAAGTAGGATTCTTGTCAAGCATTGCGGAAGACAAGACATTGATGGCCGAGGGGATTGTCATGAAGTCTCCAGTTGGTGCATTGAATAGATGTGGTGACAGGCTTGCATTCAAGATCAAGACTTGTGACTTCATGAAGTACTTCAACAAGTATGGCACATATGATAAAGTTGAGCAAGTGCCTAATCCTAACATTCAGAAATAGATGAGAGTTGTGTTTGAGATGTCTAGCAAGAACAGTGACAAAGCAATAGCAGAAGATGAGCTAGTTTTGTATGATCCATCAAGTGAAGTAGAGATAGATGGAAATGTAGAGAGCAATCACCATATCATCCCAATGATGAGAGTGCATGAAGAATCCAATGTGTATGAGATTGGGTATTGTGAAGAGACTAGCACTCTAGTCATAAGATACAAAGAAGTCATGTATAGTGTTGAAGGCTTCTCACTTGGTGAAGATGCACAGCCATTTGGATACTTCTACCATGATGTCCCAAAGCTTGTGTTCTCAGCTCTTGCTGGAAGTAGCAAGAAGTCAGATTTCATCAACAACCGAATAAAACAAAGATATGCATTCCACAGAGAGCCAATTGGGCTAGACTTGGTGCAATTGACTAAGAGAGATGAGATTTGATGCTTGTCTCTCTTTTATTTTTAACAAACTATATACTGACAAGCTATACATAACATGAAGAGCTTCAAGAAGACATATATGCTCAATGAGAGCAACAACACAATAAATGGCTTTGTGATATTGAAGCCAGAATTCTTAGATCATGAAGATGAGTTCTTAAAGATGCTTGACAACAATGGTTGGAAAGTCATACAGAAAGTTAAGCGCACATTGACTAATGATGAAGCAAAGGAATTGTACAAGATGCACAAAGACAAAGAGTTCTACAACAATCTATGTGATTACATGAGCTCTAGTGACTGTGTGTGTTGCCTGTGCTACAAAGACTGTGAAGACCCGGTCAAAGACATGGATCAACTGAAAGACAAAGTGAGGAATGCTTGGGGAATAGATGACATGAAGAATGCAATGCACTCATCTGACAGCATAGACAATGTGAACAGAGAGTCAAAGCTTATCTTTGAGAAGAAAGTTGTTGAAGACAACTCATTCTTAGCATTGTTTGCTGACACTGATGGCTTTGCTCAACAACAGCAAGATGATAGCACATCTAAGCTAGCTAAGACAATAGATGAGCTGAAGCTGCAAATGACACCATCAGAGCTGTCAATGCTAGTGAGTGCACTAGAAGATGCATTGGCAGAAGAGCTCAATGCATGGTATGCATACATGATCATATTGCCATTCTTAGAAGGCAAGCACAGAGATGATGTTGTCAAGTTCTTTAGTGACACTGCTAAAGATGAGCTAGAAGATCATGCATACTGGTTGATGGAGAGATTGAACAACTTTGGTGAAGCACCACACAAGCTCATTAGCTCAACAATGTGGGATGATGTTGCAACACACAAGTACATAGTTCCTAGCACTGATTGCCTAGCTTCTATAAAGAACAACATCATAGCTGAGAAAGGAGCTATAGAGACTTATGAGAAGATTGAGAGGATGACTCGTGACAAAGATGTTGTGACAAATGCAAAGATAAAGGAGATCTTAGCAGATGAGCAGCAGCACTTGTCAGACTTGTATGACTTGGAGAAGCAATTTGAGAGCTGACAACTTGACAACTATAAATGCAATTTCAAGAGAGCCAATATTGGCTCTCTTTTTTGTCAATTGGCAATCAATCAGTTGATTTCACAAGATTATTTTTAAGTGAGCCTGTTGTGCAAGCAGCGGCAATATATACAACAACACAAACTACTAGATAAATGGAGTTCATAGATCATACAGGGCACATATTCTCGATGAAGACTTATTCAGATGACCCAGTAGCTCTGAAGTACAAAGAAGGCGACTATGTCTTCTGGATAAGCAAGCAACCAGTGTCAGTCAACAACTACTACATACTCCCAGTGAGATTCTTGATAGAATACAACAAGATCAAGGAAGTGATAGGGCACCATTCTATATATGAAGAAGGGAATTCTGAGAATTGGGAAGAAGGCGATCCATGGATCAAGATATCTGTAGAGAGTGAGTCATCATTCTATAAGCTCATAAGTGCAAAGCACATGCAAGAGAAGATGGAGTCATTGGATGACTTGAAGAGAGACATTGAGCTAAACTATATGGACTTCAAAGACTCATTAGGCAATGATGACTTCTACTATGATGAGCATGCTATAGAAGAGGCAATTGAGAGTGGCAATGCATCATCACAATTCATAAAAGACACTCTTCTTGTGGACAGTGAGTCAACAAAGTATGTGATGTTCCCATTCTACATAGTTGGCAAGTCAGATGTTGAAGGCACATATTTGTCAAACTTGATGATACATGTGAAGTACAAGCATGAAATTGAAGGGCAGACAATGCAAGTAGAGCTCACACAAGACCAGATGTACAACTACTTGATGCAACAGACTTTCTCAGACATCGACATATATGAAGTGCATGTTGAGAATGGGAACTTCATCGGTCGTAGCTTGTGGTACACCATCCCATCAGGATACAATCCAAGCACTTGTGAGATAATAAAGCATGATGATGAGTCTGAATGGTATAGGATATTGAACTGGGGAAGAAGCTCTAACACAAGCAACTTAAATCCTGGCATGCCGGCTGATGTCTACCACTACATTGTCAGGCTCCCAGAAGACAAGTGGCTCCAAGCCGGCCACTACTACCAGATGTCTGGTCATGTATACAGGTCATGTCGTGCTTGTGGTGGTGTGATATGGATAAACCATGACTACAACTTGTACATTGGCAACAACCCAGAGAATGGGTATTTCTATGGAGACAGGAATTCTGATTTCAAGAGGGCAACACTCAGGAATCTAGGAAATGGATCTGTGAGCTTTGGTAGTGTTGGTGTTGGTGGAGCGTTTGACTTGAACGAGTCAACTTTCATGCTCACAACTAATGTTCGTGACATATGGTTTGACACAGACAACAAAGCTGTTGTTGATAACACAAGTGGTGGATATGTCACTGTGAAGATGGTTGAAGATGTTGATGAGTGGACACCAATCACTGTTGGGTGCACTTTCATAGATGAGTGTGAAGAGCTTGTCATTAATGGCAAGAATCTAGGAATATCATTGCCAAAAGACATCATACGAGCAATATACCAAGCAAGGTTCAACTCTAAGTGGCCAGATGAGAAGCTGTTCAAGAAGAAAGTCAAAGAGCTGTTGCTCAACTACATGCAGATATTTGGTGAGTGTGGCAACATGAAATCGATGAAGTCATCACTAGAGTGGTTTGGATGGGGTGACAAAGTGTCATTGAACAAGCTCTTGAGAACCGACAATGAGTTCCAAAAGCAATTCATAATTGACTCATTTGACATTGGATCTAGCTTGAAAGAGACATATAGGGCATTCAGGACAACAAACATGATATCATTGTCTGTGCCAGGAAATCATGAGACAGGTGAAGTTGGCAGACAAGACTATTCAAGTGGCCTGATTGGTGAAGGCAAGCCATTGCTAGAAAGCTACTTCAACAAGATGGTAGAGGTCACGCATGATGACTGGACATTCTACAAGCCTTACTATGACTTCATCATGAATGAGCTTGCACTGAAGCTAGACTGCATGAGACACTACTATGAGAAGTACTTCTTGCCAGTCCATATGAAGATATCAAGAGCATCAGTTGAGTGGAAAGTGTATGCTAATGACATGAAGCTGCAATGCCATGCATCTCAGAGCATATCTGCTAGATATGTGTCATTGTTCGACAATGATGTTATGGTTGAATTCCCAAGTGAAAGCACTTTGCTATACAAGAAGTCAACAACTCTGATAGACTCTAAATTCAATGTCTTCAAGAACTATAATGAAGAATATGAAAATGAAGACTTGTACTATGTGAATGAGAACTGCATAGAGATACCTATCAAGATATACAACATCAACAGCCAGTTCTCAAAGAGTGATGTTGGTGATTGGATCATAGGCGAGAATGGCAACATGACCAGCATATCATCATTCTACAAGATTGTCCAAGAAGATGGCAATGATGAATATGTGAAGACAACTACAGAAGAAGCTACACACTACATGCTTCCTAGTGTTGGCATTGTAGAGTTACAACAAGACAGATATGCAAAAGTGTCATCAGCACTGTACAAAGTTGTAGTGATGCTGACATATGTGATGAAGACACAAGACCCTAATGGTGACTGGACACACTACAATGGATCATGGTACTACACACCAGAAGATCGCAGATTAGGGAACTATGTCTGCATAGAAGGTGGAAAAACTAAATACAATGTCAAGAACTACAATGTGTTGTCATTGCCAAAGGACAGATATACAATACGTACAGGTGAATTGATAGTTGACAACAAGTTCACATTCTACCAGACACCCGACAATGAGTACAAAGGCATATTGCTGATACCAAGGCTCCTTGGCTTGCCAAAGGACATAGATTGGTTGAAGACAGACTTCAGGGTTATAGTTGGTGTGAATGGCAATTGGTTCACCTATGACTTCAACGTCACAATACCAAACTTGTACATTGACTTAGGCAAGTTGCAATACAGATACAACATAACTACTGGATTGACAAAGTTCAGCCAAATCAAGTCAATTGATAAGAACAAGGTCTATTTCAACTCTTTCATGTACCAACCGGACTTAGTGACAATAGATGCACTTTTTTATGATGACACTACAGAGAATGAGAAAGTGATGACATTCATTGACAAGATGGCTGAGATAGGCAACTCAAATGCTATAGAGTACAACATGATGCAGTTCTACTCTAAGTACTACAGAGGAAGCATATCAATACCACAGAACAAGTCATACTACAACAGGATACACTTGTTCAAGCTATACAAGACAGACACATATCCAAGCAAGAGATCTAGTCAAGAGATACCATATTCTAGTGATACTGCTTTCTTCAACTTGTACTATGCACTGTTCAACAAGATGGCTGGCTATGATTTTGTCTTCAAGATAGATGAGAAAGTTGAGTATGATGCTTACTTGATGCATGACAAAGATGGGAATGTTGACCAAAATGGAGATCCTATAAAACCATATTGGTATATAGTCCTCATATCAAAGTATCCTATAGGCATGTACAATGACAAATCATTGCTAGACATGCACAAGATAGAGTATTCATACCAAAACTACTCAATGAAATACACTGGATACTCAATAGACAAGTTCTTAGTGAATAGGATGGATATAGTTATGTCTAATGGGAACAACCACTTCAACCAAGATGACCTCATAATAGCTTCTGTCAACAACAATGACTATAGATTCAACATTGACTTGACTAGCAAGTGGATGGTGAAGAAGACTGAGTCAAAGAGTTGGAAAGAGAAGTCAAACCAACAGACGATGGTTGTTCCAACAGAGAAGGCTGATGGCACACACTATCCAGGATACTATGACATAATGCTCAACTACTCTATAAATGGACTAGCAGATCACCAATACAAGTCTGTTGCACAATATAGAGTCAACAAAGAGAATGTGATGATAGAGTACCCACACAAAAATGTAGAAAGCTATAATGATGGGTATTTTGTTGAAGTCACCAAGCAAGCAGAAGAAGTCTACACTTGGGAAGAGAAAGCAACTACTACAATGAGGTACATCAACCAATCTAATGAAGTTGTAGAAGTAGAGCTAGAATTGAGCGGTACTGTCACTAATGTACAAATAAAGAATGGTGTTGGTGGTACCACTAACCTAGCAAACACAATATACATAGAGTTTGGCACAGATGTTGAAGAATTAGCACAAGGAGCATTAGCTGGGATATATGGTGCTGGTAGGATATCCAATCCAGGTTGTGAAGTTAGGATATCACATACAATAACAAGGATAAATGACAAGCTGATTGGGTTTGAAGGGACAACATTAAACTATCCAACAAATGGCTCTTCATGCATAAAGTCATTCAAAGTCCATCCAGATAACCCAGTGTTTGACTCAAGAGAGAATTGTGGATCTATAGTGTTGACAAATGATGATCCTGGCAAAGAGCATACAATTGGGTATAGTGGTGGTGCGAAGAACAGTGGATATGGTGCAGGAACACTATTGTATGGTAGCCAGACATCATTCTTCCCAGATAGCATAAATGAGATAGGAGACTATGCATTCTATTCAATAAAGAACTTGGCATTCATTGAAATCAGCAACAACATTGAATATATAGGGATCCAAGCATTTGGAGACATGACAGACTTGAACACTATAGTCTTTGGAACTAACTTGAAGCGCATACATGTAAGTGCTTTTGCAAACCAATTTAGCTCTAGTAGAAGATATGGAGTGAATTTGAAGTATGTATTCATGAGATCAGAGACACCACCATATGGAATAAATGACAACTCAGCTATACAACCTATCTGGTTTTCAGTAATTCCATCAAGGATATATGTTGAGCCAGGCTATGCTAGATCATATAAAGCAGATCCAGTAAACAGAATGTCACTATATAGTGGTCGTATTTATGACTTCCATACTCAATTCTAAATGCACAAGAGAAGGCAATAGAAGAAGAGAGGAGCCAATTGGCTCCTCTTTGTCATATAGTGTTTGTGTTGAAGAAATAGTCTGATGCATGATTCTTTATCACCCATTCTTCTATCTTTTGCATCTCTTCATCAGCTTGCTCACGGAAAACAGAGTAGTTCACTTTAGTGCCACCAGGCAAGTTGAACTCAAATGCTCCCATTATTGTTGACATGCTCCTCAAGCCAAGACACACACAGAACCTGAAGAAGTAGTAGTTCTTGTACAAGTCCTGTATCTTACAGCGCACAAATGTCTGCAGGACTAAGTCTGAATTCCCTAATTGTCCAAGCAACACTAAGTCATTAGAGAACTCATTGTAGTTGTATGTCATTGGGAAGTCAAACATCGCCTTGAATGTCTGTATCTCATACAATGCTCCCATCATGTCTGTCAAGTTGTATCCAGCACCAGTCCCAAATGTGTCTGATACAATTCCACCAGCACCAGAAGCAAGGATAGTGTTGTTGACTATCATCCTCTCTAGTGTGAAGTCACCAACTTGCCCATAGTAGTAAGTTGAGTTTATCTTGTAGACACCAAACACACTGACTATCTGTGGTGGCAGCTTGACTATAGAGTTGTTGCATTTCCTGCAGATGTCTTTGTTCTTGATGACAAAGTATCTCTCCTCAACAGAGAAGTCACAGTTCTGCCAGAACCATTGTGCTGCTTGTATGATCAATGGAGGGATGCTAGCAGCAGGTATAGGGAGTGGCAATGCACATGACTGTGTCAGCTCTTGGATGATTCTTTGGATGAATGCATAGTCGACTTTGTCTTCTTGCTGTTGCTTCATCTTTATCCACTCTTCCATTGATGTCTGCTGGACACCTTCATCATTTGTTGTCTTTATCTTTATGCTGTTTGCTATGCTGTTTGCTATATTGTTAGTTGTCTGACAGTTTGACATGACATTCTGCTTGTAGATTTATTAAAAATAACCTTTGCAGTACATATGGATATATTTCATTGAATGCTTCAAACTTTGTTAAACATGATTGTGCCATTTGCTATTTTTCTTAAAAGTAGTAGCTTTGGCTACAAAAACATCTCTTGATGAACATTGATGAGTGTGAGTAATGATTCTGTTGACCTATCAAAGAAGCTAAAACAGATAAACTCTATATACAAGAATGCAGGAAAGCAGAACTTGAGTGAGATACTTGAGTCTTTCAGCTGCATATCTAAAGGATACATTGAGGCAAGTGACAACGTTGAGTTTGGGAAGTATTCTAGCAAGACATACAATGAGTGCACTGAAGAAGAGAAAGAGAGATTCTTCAATGATCAGTTGCAGATGATAGAGTGCTTAGTCACTAACTCAGTGTATGACAAAGTTGGTGAAGTATGGAACTGGAGAGACATATACAACTTAGTGTATGATGCAGACTATGCAAGAGTTGAGAAAGGCAATCGTAAAGTTGTGTTCTCAACTTCATCAATGTCACGCCCTATAGGCAACATAGCTTGGCAGATGTGGAATGGGTTGCAGATAATTGACCTTGACATAAAGGATGAGAGGATATCATCATTGTTGAAAGTTGAGCTGTTCAATGACTTGTCTAAGTTCCACTGGTTCTTAGGCATATGCAAGTCTGCTTCTAAGAAGTCATTGCATGTCTGGACTAAGATAACCCCAATATCATTTGACCCTAAAGACAAGAGGACAGAGTTCTTGTGCAACTTCCGACACAAGTACTCTTATGTGTACATGGTGCTGCTCAAGAATTGTGATAAGATAGGATACACTAAAGACAACATCATAAGCTACATGGACATGGCTATGGCTAAGCCACAACAGGGCATATTCATATCAAGTGATGATGCAATGATGTCAACTGACTTCCAAGACTTGAGGCTTGATGTGAACTTTGAGTCTGCATTTGACAATGGTGTTGAATCTGTTGATTGGATATCACACCAAGACTTGAAAGCTGTGTTCTCAAAGCTAGATTGGTTCATGAATGATGACTTTGACAAGACACAGAACATAAAAGTAGAGTCAATTGAAGCATCAAGCTTTGATCCATCAATCTCTCATGGCAGCAAGCACTACAAGCATGCACAACGATGGCAACTAGCTAACACTTTGACATCACTGTTTGGTGAGCAAGAAGCATTTCGTATATTGTCATCTATCTGCAAAGACACGCCACTGAAAGAGTTGCGTGGTGACATCAAGACGGCAAAGATACATGACAAGCCTGTGTCAATATGGGCTATAAAAGAGCTCAACTCACAACACGGATTCAGCATAAAGATAAAGGATGAAGAAGTTGACAAGACTATACAGCGAGCTGCTGAAGAGATGAACAGCTCATCTGTGAAGGTTGACCCAATAAAGATACTCAACAGCAACCTTGACAAAGTAGTGCTGAAGATAAAGAAGGACCAGTACTTGAGTGACATAAAGGATGACATCATAAATAACTTGTCTCACATAACATTGCTTGAAGCCGGTGCTGGATATGGCAAGACTGAGATGATAAAGTCATTGAAAGCAAAGACATTGCTCATATTGCCATTCACATCTACAATACGTGCTAAAGTTGAAGTTTCACAAGTCACTAAAGACTGGATGTACTTCTATGGGAACAAGCGCCCAATGCTGCAAGACATACTAGGAAGCAAGAGCATGTCAATGACAATAGACAAGTTCTCTAGGCTCAATGTATATGAGCTTGACATGGCACAGTTTGAGTACATTGTGATAGATGAGTCACATCTCTTGTTCACAAGCTCTTATCGTGATGTTATGGGACCATGCATACAGCGATTGGCTAACTGCAAGGCAAAGGTGCTGATGATGACTGGCACACCAACCGGTGAGATGCTGTTCTTCCCTAACATAAAGTACATAAAAGTTGAGAAAGAAGACCTTCGTGTAAAGGAATGCATCATAAACATTGTGCCAACAGAGACTGAGCAGATACTAGAGATGTGCAAGTCAATGGCTGATGATGTGATGCACGGTGTGAAGATACTCTTCCCAACTAACAAGGGCATGCTATACTATGAGCAGATACGTGGCATAATACAGAAGATACTTGATGAGAGGCACTATGTGCATGAGCTGAAGACATTCTACTACAAGAAGTCTAAGTATGGTGAAGACTCAATGGAAGACATAAACACAAACAAGACAGTTGGTGACAATGACATCATATTCTGCTCAACATACTTGTCTGTTGGTGTGGACATATGTGACAACTTGCCTTTCACAGTGCACTTCTCAAAGACACTCATACCACAAGACATTGAGCAGTTTGCAAATCGCTTGAGGAACAATGACCTCTACATAAGGATATGGCTTCCTGCAACAGACTCTTCTGGAATGCCTATTGACTACAAGTATGTGAAGCCACTAGACTTGTCATTCAACCAAGAAGATTTGATGTTTGCTCGTGACTTGGCTAAGACTGCTAATGACATGCTTGAGAGGAACAATGAAGAGTCAAAGTACAACCCATTGATAAGCTCAATCCTCAACACAGAGAAATGGCTGAAGTATGATGAGAATGACTGCAAGTACTATATAGATGAGACTACATACAAGCTCAAGGTGTTTGAAGAGAGGTACTCAGACTACTCTAAGCAGCTTGAGGTGATGAAGCAAGGCCTCATATACTATGGATATGATGTGAAGATGAAGTACAGTGACCAGAGAGTGACTGAGAAAGTGAGAGATGACACTGAGGAGTTCATGAAATCATGCCGTAGCATAAAGTTCAACAATGACACGGCAAAGGTGAGGATGTTCTTGAACCATGTCAATGATGGCAACATAGACCAGTATCGTGAGCTGTTGCGAGGCAACTACTCTATATTCAAAGACAAAGATGAGAACAGTGTACACATACGTGAAGAGAATGGGTTGTATGTTGAAGACATTGAGATACTAGAGAAGCACACACCAATAGTGCTGTCTCTATACAAGAACTATGACTGTGACACAATACGAGACATATATGAGTATTGCATTGACAAGCGAAGCAACAGGCTTAACTTTGCAAAGCTCAAGCGAGTGAACACATTCGTCAAGATAGATGCTAACCGTAGGAAGAAGCGCTTAGACATGCCGGTGATGAGGATGGTAGTTGACTTCCAGAAATGGGCTAGAGAGCACCCAAAGACTACACAGCATGACATTGACAGATTCTTGGCTGAGTGGACATGCAAGTGGATAAACTCTATAAGCGACCTTGTGGTAGAAGACAGGGCATACCTTGAAGAGATGTTTGAGATAGTAAAAGAGTACTGGTCAGTGATAGTGATACATTCTAGGCCATCTAACTCTGTGGTTGACATAGCACCATTTGAGCTGATATGGAAGACGAAGCAGCAGCTTAGTGATGCATATGGTGACATGAACACACAGACATTCTTCTTAGAGCAATTGATAGGTGAAGTGAAAGAAGATGATGCTAGTGATGCAAATGCCAAAGATGAAGAGCAAGTGCAAGAGTTTGATAGAGCAAGCAAGATACACTTGAGAGACATCATAGATGAGATACCATCAATAGTGCACTCTCAGTTTGACTACTTTGACTACTCTAAGAGAGACATGTCTAATGACCGCTTCTTGTTGAAGCAGAAGAACACTAATGCACTCAGAGATGACCTATTTGCACAGATGGATGATAGCACTGACAAAGCGCCTAGTAAGAGCATGATGGAAGACATGTTTGGATCACAAGACACTAAATGAACAATGATATCAAGATGGCAGAGACAACAAGCAATAAGATGATGGAGATATCTAGCATTGTAGCAGGTAATTCATGGCTAGATGAGATAGAATTCTCTGAGTATGAGAAGTTCATTGAAGAGAACAAGATGAGCAAGTCACCATTCACCATCTCATTAGTGGTGTCAAATGACTTGAGTGTCAGCAAGATGGTGACATGCGACAGAGTTGGCAAGACAATCAAGCTAGCTAGAAGTGACACACCGCAAAAGCACAAGCTAGACTTCATGATGTCAATGGATGAGCTTTGCACTATGAGGCAATTGCTTGCAAAGTGGCTTGACACAACCCAACTTGAGAAGCTTGTTGTCAGCTTCTCACCTACTGGGATTGGCAACAGAATAGTGATGAAGATGAACGATCTTGAAGAAGCAGATATATCAGATTACTCTACATGGTGATGCATAGAGGCAGAAAACAATATAGCATATTGAATATCATGATGGCAAAGTGATATTTGGTAGTGACACCCCAGACTCATACATAGAATCTATAAGAGAAGCAGCAAAGCATTCAGATGTAGTCATGGTGTCAACACACAAAGAAGTTCGTGATGCAATAGCTAGAGATGAATACATTGAGAGATTCAAGTCAAGAGGGAACTCACCAGAGTTCATCAACTTTGTAGCATCTAACTTCACTAGATGGGTTGATGAGATAGACTCTGAAGAATTGGCATTCACTAAAGTGAAAAATGCCTGAGAGTGGCAAATACTTGTCAGATGTCATTGAAATCTATGAATAGTGTTTCTATTATCTCTCTAGTGTATCAAACAAGACATTGAAGATGGGAAGAGACATTTACTACAAGGATGCATTTGACAAGATTTGCAGTCTAGTTGCAGACTACTTAGCCCACTACAACTTGAAGACTATGGTAGTTGGCATGAGTGGCGGCATAGACTCTACGGTTGTTGCAGCTATCTGCAAGCGTGTTGTGATGGACAATCCTAGCCATGGATTCAAGCTGGTTGGTGTCAGCTTGCCTTGTGACTCAAACACCGATGAAGAGAACCACTCAGCTTGGCTGGCAATGAATGCATTCTGTGATGAGTGGTGGATAGAGAGCCTCCAAAAGGAATACATGCTGATGAAGTCAACCTGTGAGTTGCATGCAGAGTCTACAATGGTGTCACAAGGGAACATCAAGGCAAGGCTTAGGATGATCTACTTGTACAACCTCGCATGTGTTAGGAATGGCATTGTGATGGACACTAGCAACATGTCAGAGAACATGCTTGGATTTTGGACTCTGCATGGTGATGTTGGTGACTTAGCTCCATTGTCAAGCTTGTGGAAGCATGAAGTGTATAATCTTGCTAGAGAAGTGAAGCTGTGGTATGAGAGCTTGCTAGAAAGCAAGATCAATGGATATGAGCAGAATGCACTAGAAAATGCTATTGCAATCACTCCAACGGATGGCAATGGTGTGTCTGATGGTGGTGACATGATGCAGATTGCTCCATACTCAACATACCAAGCAGTTGATGTCATACTTGAAGAGTACATCTCATGCATAAAGCCATGGCACAAGCTTTGGGAGACAGAGCCAAACAAGCCAGAAGTCATCTTGTCAAAAGCTAAGATGGGAGAGCTGAATGACAAGTATGGTGAAGCTACCGTTGGGTTGGTCATAAAGAGGCACATGCAGACAGAGTTCAAGCGTCATGGCATGCCAGTGAAGATACAGACACTAGGGCATGGTGGACAATAATGAAAATAGCAAAAAAACTAACAACATATGGAAATGAGAGAAGACTTGCTGTACATAAGCTCGGCATTTGACTTGTCAAGAGACAGGCTCATACCACTAGCTGACAGTAGCACACTTGAGAATCATTGCACATTGTCTATAAGAGATGGGAAGATCACAATGTATTTTCGTGACAAGACCACACCAATTGACTTCAAGCAGTCTGTCAGCGATACTATGCAGTGGATTAATGAAAGAGGCCTCATTGCAATCAAGACTGATGACACTATAGGCAATTGGCACAAATTCAACCCTAACCCATTGAAAAAGAACACTACAGACTGCACTATCAGAGCTTATTCAGCTGCATTCAACATATCTTGGGATACTGCTTATGACTTGGCAACTAATATTGCCAAAGGCAATGGGTACATATTAGACTCAGGACCAGCAGTGAGCAAGATCTTGACTGAAGGGTTCCATTGTGAGCTTGATCAGGAATACAAGAAAGTGAAAGCTAGTGAGAGGGTGACTATCAGTGAGTTTGCCATCACTCACCCATATGGCAGATACCTTGTCCACACACCTGGGCACTTGACAGCTGTGATTGATGGAGAGTACTGGGACAGTTGGGATAGCGGTGAAAAGAAGATTGACAAAGTGTGGATTGCCAATTGAGAGTTTCTATATTAATGTATGGCACAAATCACTAGAGACATAATTGAGCAAGAAGTCAGAGACTGGGCATATGACAAGATAAGCCAAAGCTTCACATTCAGGCAACACCAGCTAGAATGCATCATAAGCATAATTGACAACATACTGTCACACAAGACACACAACTATGTTGTTGAAGCACCAACAGGCAGTGGCAAGTCACTGATAAACATAATATCTGCTGGTGTGCTTGCTGACTGTTGGGATATCACATCATACATACTAGTCTCAGACCTCTTCTTGTGGCAGCAATACTCAGACTTCTTAGAGAAGCACAAGAAGACTGGCATTGCAATGCTCAAGGGCAAAGCTGGGAACTACAAGTGCATGATGAATGGTGAAGACATAACACTAGCTGAGTGCATACTGTCTGGCTTGTCATGGACATCTATGTTCAACCCATCTGTTGTGAGAGAGCATGGGTATGAGTGCTCAAAGCACTGCAAGTATGTGACATCAAGGAAGAAGGCACTGAAGTCAAAGGCATGCCTGATGACTTACCAATTGTTCATACAGACATTCAAGATGGTGTCTAGTGAAGAGACAAACCCATACCAGTTCAAGCAGCGTGATGTGATATTCTGTGATGAGTGCCACAACATCCCACAGATAGTTGAGCAGCATGTGCATGCACACATGAGAGAGAAAGACTTGGACACACTTGTAGAGATATATGACTACATCAAGCAAAGAGACTTAGTGCTGTTCAAAGATCTTGAAGAAGATGACACAATGGACTTCTTTGAAGACTTGACAAAAGATGACATAACAAGAGAGTTCAATGAGTGCTGGCAGAAGCTAAGCAACCCTGAGACTAGGAAAGATGAAGACATGGAGTATCGCACAAGGTATGACAGCTTGATACAGAAGTTTGTGCCTGCATGCAATGACATAAGGAACAAGATAATAGCGGCAAAGAAAGACAAAGAAGCACTCACAAGGAAAGACTTGCACATGTTCTCCATATCAAGCTGGTTCTGGGACTATGCTCTTGAGTTCAAAGAGTATTGCTCAATCATTGAAGCTTGTGGCAAAGACTACCAATTGAAAGAGATAGTGCCAGGCAACCAGAGAGACAAGTCACCAGAATGCATATTCAGATGCTTGAAAGAAGACTACTTGGTGTACAGATACATGCTGAGCAAAGCACAGTTCAGGGTGATGGTGTCTGCTACTATTGGTGGCCATGAGGCATTTGATGAGAACATTGGCTTTTGCTACACAAGTGACAAAGAGTCTGTGATGGAGGTGATACCATCAACATTTGATTTCTCACAGTCACCAGTGCACTTCTTGAACAAGTTCAAGATGTCTATGCGTGAGCGCGACATATCATTCAACCACTTGAAGAACATCATATTCTCTATATGCAAGACAAAGTTCAAAGACCAGCGTGGCTTGATACAGACTGGATCATATGACATTGCAAAGCGACTGTATGATGAAGCACCACTTGAGGTGAAGCAGCGCATGCTGATGTACAATGGGTCTCATGAGAAAAGCACTATGGTGAAGATACACCAGATGTCTGACAACACAATACTAGTAGGACCAACATTGAATGAAGGGATTGACTTGCCAGGTGATGAGTGCAGGTTCATAATCATCATGAAAGTGCCATATCCAAGCCTTGGAGACAGGTATGTCAAAGAGAAGATAAAGCACTACCCATTGTGGTACAACTCAACAACATCTAATGAGATAATACAAGGCATTGGGCGTGGCATTAGGTATGATGGTGATTGGTGTGTGACTTACATATTTGATGCATGCTTCTGGAATCTATACCAATCTACAAAAGAGCAATACCCGACAGAGCTGCAAGAGAGGATAAACATAATTTGACTATATATGGCATACTTTAAGAATGATGAGAAGAGCATAACAAAGATAACCATTGAGAACTATGACATGAAGTCATCTTGGGAGATCCCACATAGTGACTTTTCACTTGATGAGATACTCAATGCCATAGTTGGGTTGCTTGTCACTATAGGATACAATGAGAGGGTAGTGGTTGGTGCAATGAAGGAATTTGCAGACCAAAGTTGTGAGTTCTATAGAGAGAATGATGAATATGGTTGCCAATCCTCCAGAGACTAGACATACACACACTGCTTGGCATGATGTTGAATCAGATAAATGGCAGTTTCTATTTTAATTAGTGAAAAAAGAATGAATTGCACATAACATGAAAAATTTCTACAATGACTTAGTTTTCTTTGGCAAAGAAGGCCTCACTTCTACAAGTGCTGACTCTGTTGCATCAAAGGCTAAAGAATACATATCGAACATTGAGCTGAAGATCTCAAAGCTGAGCTTCATAGATGAGACAGTTGAAATCAATGGCACTAAGAAGAAAGTGAAGAATGGCTCAAGCTTGGCTTCTTTGCATGAGATACATGAGAAGCACATCAAGACAATCTATGAAGTGAAGACTCTGATTGCTTGGCTAAGAGAAGCTATCAAAGCCAAAGAGATGATGTACTCTAAGATTGAAGAGAACTACACTTATGAGAAGTTCTTGAAAGAGCATGGATATGAAGACAATGGATATCCAAATGCTGATCAATCACCAACTGAAGAAGATATCGTAAGAGAGTGGGATGCTGACAAGCGACTGAAGTACTACTCACTTGAGACAAAGTGCTCAGTGATTGGGAAAGTTATCCACCAGAACAGCCCATTGTCAGAAGCAAGGAAAGAGATAATTGACTCACAATACTACCCATCTCGTGTTGAGACGATGAATGACACAATAGTTGTCTATGACATGACACCATCTATTCGCATTGAAGAGCTTGATGAAATCTTCTTCAAGCTGCACAACAAGCATCGTGAGTATGAGAGTGAGCTCAACAAGATGAAGTTTGAGATAAAGTCAGAAATCAGCAAGAGGACTAATGAAATCAATGAGAAGTACTTGAAAGCTGTCAATGACTACCATATGAACAACAAGAAGATGTATGATGAGTATCTTGCTGAGCTCAGCAAGAAGAAGTCAGATGCTATTGCTTTGAGGATCATCATACCAGACAAGCTCAAGCCAACTTATGACTTGATAAACAGCATATGAAAATGACAAGCTAGTGACTGTTGCTGGTTGTGGGCTCTTGCATGAAATTACCTGAGAGAGCTCTTGAGTTGCACTAGAGAATAGCCAACATAGCAAACCAAGTATCAATGCATGATGGAAATCGTGCATCTACAACAGAGAGTTTGGCTCAATCTTGACACAACAACTTACTTCCATAGCAAGCACTTGGTGACTTTGGATACATGCATTGGTGATTAGCGAATCACTACTGAAAAGCATGGATAATCCTCTTTCACCACGGTATTGTCTATGCCTTTGTCTTTGGCTTTGGCAAGATTGAGGTCTTTGCCTTTGGCTTTGGCTAATACAAGGCTACTTGTTAGTGCAAGCCAGCACAGCTAGCTTTATTTTCAGAAAAAAGAATGCAAAAGATGAAGGGCTTAATAGCTAAAGCTTGCAAGAAGATCTTAGAGCATTATAACTTTGTTGTCTTAGAGGAAGCAGAGTATGAGAAGATGGCAGAGAGCATCAGCAAGTACAAAGACCTTGCAAGGCACTACAAGCGCAAGCTTTATGGAAAGTGAGAAAACTAACTGGATGAGATGATATGAAAGGCAACCCAAGATTCAATGTTGGAGATGCAGTCAAGTTTGAGTGTGATGGCATCAAGGCAACAGGAGAAGTGTACATCGTTGATGAATATGGCACTTTTGAGCAACCAGATGATGTGTCTTATGACATAATGAGCACATCTTGCTTGTACAAGCACATACCAGAGAGGATGGTGTCTAAGAAGATCTTCAAGAAGTTTGGTGAATTCTTCCCAAATGACATGGATGAATGCTTCTTGTTTGATGCCAGTGGCAATGCATACAATGGCACATTCACTTGGGAAGAGATGAATGAGTGCTTCTCTAACTACAAGACTGGTGCTGAAGTAGCACCATGCAATGTTGGTTGGTTCATGGAAGTCCCAAAAGCAGAAGAGATTGAAGAGCTATGAGCAAGAAGATGTATGTGAGCTTGCCTATTGCAATAGCAGAAGACTCTGTTGCTAGGCGATGGCGAGAAACAATGGATGCTATAAAGTCAAGAGAAGAGCTTAGTGGATATGAGATAGTTGGCCCTATCAACATAGATCAGTTTGATGACAATGGCATCAAAAGTGAGCGTGAGCATGACTATGCATGGTACATGGGTGAAGACATCCGTGAGTTGCTTAGGTGTGATGCTATATTCATGGCTAGTGGTTGGAATCCATCTCTTGGGTGCAACTGTGAGCTAGCAACTGCAAAGATATATGGGCTAGATGTCTTCTACCAAGACCAAAATGATCATGAAGAAGCTTAGCAAGCACACGATAATACCTATAGAAGACTTGATGAGCTCACAGTACAATGATGAGGAGATTGACTTTGTCATCTCACACTTGTGCAAGTCACTTGTGTATGCAATGCTCATTGATGTTGGTGTTGATGTCACTTCAGAGAAGCACTTGATGTCTATAGTGAAGCGTCGAGGATGGATGGATGCCTACACATGGCCTGAGTCAAAGTACAACTCATTCCACAAGAAGCTTGAGAAAGTGTTCTACAACATATACAGGTTTGGCCCAGTGAAGTCAAGGAACTCGGCAGACATGTGGATGATGAAATATGGTGCAAAGATACAGTGAAGATATCTGACACACCAACAACCACAAACAAGTCCTAGCAGATTGTGAACCAGCTTGCTAGGATTTTCTATTTTATATAAAGATGCAAAAATGAATTGATTCCTCTGCAATGAGCATATACATTGGGATTGACCAGTCGGTGAACAGCACTGGTGTGACAGTGATAGATGGTGACAATACAAGATTCTACTTAGTGAAGTCAAAGCCACTCACAAAGAGAGAAGCTATAGCAGCAGATAGCATCAGCTGCATGAGATGCATAGTGTATCAGAAGCTTGAGAGAGACAATGGTGACAGCTACACAACATCAGAGATGAAGAAGCTGAAGAATCACATTGAGATATCAAACATAATATCTAGCATAGTCACTGAGAGTGCTAAGGGTGGTGAAGAGACCTACATAGCAATGGAAGGGGTGTCATTTGGATCAACATCAACAAACTCTATAGTAGACTTAGCTATGCTCTCTGCAGTCATTAGGTGCAAGATACTAGAGATAGCTGACAAGAGCAATGGCAAGATGTCACTGCACATACTCACACCATCTGAAGTCAAGAAGTTTGCCTCTGGCAATGGCACAGCATCAAAGGAAATACTGTCAAAGATGTTCTTGTCACTCTTCAGTAAGCTCTCTGCAATAAAGAAAGTTGATGACCTGGCAGACTCATTTTGGATTGCATCTTACATAAGGGAAATGCATATACCAAGCATGCTGTAAATTCGCCGCCAGGGAGCGCCTGGTGACTCCAGGACGCGAAAAAAGACAAAAGAATAAAGATATATACAAATGAAAAGAATAATAATCCTGGTGATGTCCTGCAAGGATGAGTTCTTCAAGAAAGAAGAGCAAGACATAAGGGAGACATGGCTCAAGCCATTGGTTGACCATGAGGATGGATATGAGATGTTTGACTGGTGCTTCTATGATGCATCACCAGATGCAGTGAAGCACACTTACTCTAAAGACCAGCACCACCTAGAGCTGAGGTGTGAAGATGACACCAACCACACATACAAGAAGACTTGGTATGCACTGAATGCCGTAGAAAAGCTGTTTGGAGACTATGACTATGTATTTCGCACAAACACATCAACATATGTAAACTTGAAGCTCTTGTCAAGGTTTGTTGAGACACTAGATGATGACACTACACTGTGGGCATCTGAGTTGTACTCACTAAGCAACAGCTTCTGCCCTTACCCATTGTACTTGTATGGTCGTGGCAATGGCTTGCTGATGCCAAAGAAGGTAGTCAGCTTGCTGCTCAACAATGGCAAGGTTGCATTGTACTTAGACAAGTGTGATGACTGGATGATTGGGAACATACTCAACTCATACTGGATGTCTGTTGGTGAAGACTACTTGTCTCACATCAAGAGCTACACTCATGGATGGTACAAGTGTGTGCCAGAAGACATGCCAACAAACCACAAGCTGTGCACATATGGCAACCATGACAAGTCTTATGAGAAGATGGGCAAGTTCATCACAATACAAGTGAAGAGGTATCGTGAGAGAGAGCTAGAGTCAAAGCACTACCATGAGCTTGATGGTGCGATGAAGCTTGGCAACCCAACAGAAGAAGAGCTTGACTCAGTGTGCAAGGAGATACATGAGTATTCAGAAGACCCATCGGTGTTCATTGGCAGCATACTTGGGTATGTGAGCTACAGTGAATGGAAGAGCTGTGACAAGATGAAGCTGTTCAACTACCAAGTGGCTCACAAGGCAAATGATGATGAAGAGTTTGGCAAGAACTCAGTCTGGCTTTGAATTTCTATAGATGGATTGCTATGTTTGCTGTGTAATTAAATAGAGACAACTATGTTCAAGCAATTCAACTCAAACCCTCAGTACAAGAACAAGAGAGATGGATCACCAAGGAATTGGCGCAAGCCAGATTGCGCTGTCCGTGCGGTGTCTTGTGCACTTGGCATATCTTGGAGTGATGCATACAAGCTATTAGCTGAAAAGGGACTCAAGATGTTTACAGTGATGAATGACACTGATGTGATATACAAGGTGCTTGAGGACCATGGATTCACTAGGCAAAGCTTTGGCCGTGGTATGAAGCCAACAGTCAAGCAGTTTGCTAGATCTAACAAGAGCAAAGTGTGTGTTGTCCATGTGTGTGGGCATGTGCTTGTGACTAAGAATGGAGACTTCTATGACACTAATGACTATGCAGAGAACAACAAAGTCTGCAGCTGGGTGGAGAAGAGCATCCACTAAGCTTGGCTAGACAACAAAAAAAAGAGAGGCATCTCAAGATGTCTCTCTTTTGTTCATTATATGATAGAGCGTATCATTCTTTGTCTTCTAGCAAAGCTAAGTCACGAGCTGCTTGGTTGAGGACTGCGATGATAGATGGGTCATTCTTGTATTGCTCTGCAAGCATAGCAATCTTCTTCTTCCTTGCATTCATCTCAGCTTCCTTTGTCTCATTTAGCTGCTGCTGTATCTTCTCATACTCTTCTGGCTTCTGCTTCTTCAAGTCCTCATTTATACGGTTCTCATACAAGTACTTCAAGTCAATTCCTGTCACAGCTGTCACCTCTTTCAAGCCTTCAACCATGTAGTCAAAGCTCTTAGTGTAGCTGCCATGGTGGACAGAGTTCAGGACAGACACCTCAACATTATCATTAGCTTCAATGATCACACAAGACACACCAAGAGATGTCTTCATCAGCTTAGCACAATCCATCACAAACACATGATCCATTGCCTCAAACACTTGAGATATTGCTGATGTTATGTTCATGAACTGCATCTTCTCATTCATTGGCAAAGCACGAGACAATGTGTCGCAGTACTCAATGAACTTAGATGCTTCATCGAACTTCTCATCAATGTTAGCACCACGTGTGAACTCTAAGCTGTACTCACCTGACTCTCCATTCTCCTTGATAGTGACTTTGCACTGGTCAAATCCAGACTTCCACTCATATGAGAGTGTGCCTTCATCATTTGCGAATGACTCTAAGAGAGCATTGATGTTCCTGAACTTCACATCGTCACAGATAGCTTCAACAACCTTCTGGTTGTCCTTGGTGATCTTGAAAGTGCGATTGGCAATGCTGAAGTACTTGTCACCATTCTCTGCATTCTCATGCACATATGAGATTGGGTTGACAACAGTGTAGTTAGGAGCTGAAGCTTCAACTATAGTTGACTTGAATACTTGCTTGCATACATTGCGGAACTCTGGTATGTATTGCACACCCTTCAATGCACCTGACTTTATGTAAGACACAACTTGTGACTCATCCATCTCAAGGAGCTTGCCAACTTGCTCAATCCCTGTCTTAGCAATGTAGCTGTATGTTGACTTGCTGCTCTCAATAGACTCACATGCACTTGCAAGTTGCCATGATATGTTGTTTTCTTTGATAAAACCTAATACAGACTCTAAAACACTAACAAGACCTGCATCAAAGCTATATTTTTGTGCTTCTTGGATGAAGCCATTGACAATACCACAAGTTGCTGGATTTGAGAACAAATAAGCCTTGTAGTTTTTCACAATCTCTTTACCTGCTTCTGTGACAGCATTGCAACTATTCAGCTTGCTAGCAAAATCCAGGTCTTTAAGTAATTTTATGTTCATATTTGCTTTTTTATTTGGTATATTTGATCCAAAGAACTATCATCAATAGCTATCTATTGACATCTAGTGGTTTCTTTTGTTATATAATAATAAAAATCTTCTATTGTGTGATGATCACATCTTCCAGCCCAATGTGATTCCCATAGATGACAATATCAGCTTTGATGTCATTAGAGTGCCTAATGCTCCACGCTCATCAATGCCTAGTGCTTTGCAGACTGCTTTCATGATAGCTGGTCCAGCTGTTGCACCTACTATGCCGCCAAATATAGAGCCAAACAGCCCTTCATCAATTGGCACATTGTTGTCACGTGCTTCAACTAGCTTCTCAATTATTTTGTCATAAGTCAGTTCTTCTGTCAATTGGGTGCTTGTGCTTGCAAGATCATTGTCAACTAACTCTTTGATTGTTTTCATCGTCAAGATTTGTCGATTTTTTAAAAATAAAATAGGCAAAACCTAATGCTCACTCAACGGTGTCTATCACATTGAATATCTCTTCACCTAGTGTATTCTCTAGACTTGTGTTAGGGCCAAAGTCAATGTATGAGTTGCCATTTATTGAGCATACCAAGCTCTTGAGTGATGGCTTCTTGCCTTTCTTGTAGAAGCATATTGAGCCAGACCATTTCTTCTCAATAGTGTACTCTTTTGAGAAAGCATCTTCTAGTGCCTTCAAGCAATTGTCTGTCCACTCATCATCTGGGTTGAATCTCTTGATTTTAGCAACATCTCTCTGTGCTTCATCTATGCTGCTTATGTAGTTGCCAAGATTTACCATTTGTCCTACTATCTGTTTTTTTAGTCTCCCCAATAGTTGGTGTTTGAGTAGAATGCCTCAATAGACTTTCTGAGCATCTCTTCATCACGATTCTGCTCTTCACGGTCTGACTCATCTAGCAACACATCAATCCATGGGCGGAATGAATAAGGCCTTGTCTCATCAGTAGTCTCATACTTTAGTGCCCAGCCTTTGCCACACAAGAAGTACTTGTCTTGCATCAAGATCTTGTAAGCTTCCTTCAAGTCTCTTGTTGTAGACTTCTTGCTTATCACGCAACTTCCTGATATGCTATTTGATGGTGTTGGCTTGAAGTCAAAGTAGATGTCTTCTGCCTTGTAAGTGTATCTAGGCTTCTCTTCAGCATTCTTCTTGATGTTCTCTACATACTCATTGCGCTTCTTGTCTGTCTTCCACTTCTTCTCAGCATACTTGACTGCAGCATCCACTTCAGTCTTGATTAGCCATTCACGATATTTGACATTGAACTTGCTTATGATAGCAGAATACTCTTTGATAGCTTTGTCAACATCTTCTCTGATGAACTTTATGAAGTCTTCTTCAGTTATTGAAGACAATTCAATGCCTTCACGGCGTGCCAAGACAACTACTTTGTAGTCTCCAGGACCTTGCTCAACTTCTATGTTCTCATTGATGAATTGTACTATGCTTTTCATTTCAATTCTATATTAGTTTATTTTTTCCTTGTTGTCATTTCCTGAGTGACTCAAGCTTCTTCAACTCATTTGGCTTCAAGATTGTTGCCCACTTAGGGCGATCATTTGGATTGGTTGAGTTGTCATGCACATTCTTCCAATACCCTGTACCTTTGTCATCTGCATGCCATGCAACTAGTGAGTCTAGCTCTGAGAAGTTGCTAGACTCCATTCTTGAAACTGCCCAGTAGTGCAGCTTTGCTCCACCAATCTCTTGGAGAGACTTCTTCCAGTCATCTGTCAGCATCTTGTCATAGTATCCATCTTCTGTCATGTAATCAATGCAGAACTTTGGCTGTCTCTTCTCATCTATCTGTGATATTGCACATATCTTCTTGAAGCTCTCACCATACCTATTGATTAAGTCTCCAAGCATTGTGCCACTTATAGCCTCTTCATCAACTATGCCAGGGATCATTGGCACCATTGTCGCCATTATCATCAGCTTGTTGAATGCCTTTGCATCATCTGGCAGCTTTGTGATGTCTCTGCCATCAAGCATCTCTCTCATCTTTGAGATGTTCTCATTTTCTGCCAGTGTTGTCACCATGGATGTGCCATTGCTGAGCATCACCTCAACTATGCACATTCCTAGTATGTTGGCATCCATCTCATTGATTGCTTCCTTTAGATCACTAACTTTGCCTTCATATACAGTGCTGCTGCCAAGGACTACTTTGCAATTGCAATCACTGATCTTGCTTGACAATTCACTGTCATCTAGTATGCTCACGAAACAACTCATCTTTTGTATATTCATATATAGTGTTATTTTCTCTTCAGTATATTGACAACTCTCTTGAAAGACTCAATGCTGCATATAGGCAAGAACTGCCTGTCAACATACACACCTAGCACAGAGCATGGATACTCACCAACATCACTCTTTATATTATAGTCATCAATAGTGCCTTTCACCTCATACTCAGAGCCATCTGCATACAAGTCCATGAAGCTTATTCTCTTCCATGACATTGTCCTTGAGACTTTCTCTGTGGCATCATCATCACTTTGCTGCTCCTTTTCAGCTATCAAGAACATTGGCTCACGAGACCAAGGCATCTTGTTCTCATCATAGTTCTTTGTGCGCTTTACGATAGCTTGTACTATGTCACCATCTAAAGCATTGAGTATCTCTTCAACAAGGCTTTCCTTTGATTTGCTCTCAGATATGAATTCTGATATGTGCTCCATCACTAACTGTGCCATCTGCATTGTTTTTTAATAATAACTCAAATGAACACGACATTGACAGGATCTAGCCTCATGCTGCTAGATTGCAATGATGACCCTGTCTTGTTTGGATAGTACAGTATGTCACCATGCAGCAATGGCATGTACAGTGAGCTCTCAACTGATATGTTGCCCATGTTGTCTAGGCCAAGCATCAAGTCAGTCTCATAGTTGTACTTCACTTTGTCATATGAGATCTTGTCACCAACAGCATGTATGTCATACTTGTAGTAGTATGAGTCATGGTAAGCCATCTCGTTGGCTTCTGATATGATGTCAACAACTACTGACTTCACATGCTTCACATTCTCAACAATCTCTTTTATTATGTCTGACTTTGAGACAAACTTTGTGTTGAATGTCAAGCTGACAAACATCTTTGCAACAACAGCCTTTATTGTGTCAGTTATTGTCTCTTTGTAGTACTCATCTTCTGGCTTGACATAGCATATGACAGCATACTTGTATATTATTGGATCAACAAACTTCACAACAGTTCCTGCAAATGTCATCTCAGAGTTCTCTATTGACTTTATTATCCCATCCTTTTGGCGATCATTCAGGAGTATGTCACTTGTTGAAAGCTTCTCCCACTTAGCTAAGTCAGAGCTGTCCATTATCTTGTCAGTCACAGCACTTATGCAGAGTATGTTTGAGTTGCTCTCTGGCCATATGTTGAAGTTGCCAATGTAAGAGAAGTGCTTCAAGAACAGAGCATAGTTGTTGACAGATGCAAGGACATTGCTCCTTGAGTTGTATCCTACCATCCTACGGACATCACTTATTGTGTCACTGTCAGTTCCACCACTAACATGAGAGTTCTGTGTTATCTTCATGTAGTCATTCAGGTTCACAGAGTCACCAGACCAGTCACTGCCTGAAGTCACAAACTTGAAGCTTGAAGACTCTACACTAGATATGTTGCCATTTGTCCCTTCATGAGAGATATACTCAAGAGACACATTGTCACCACGATTGAGTGTCTTGCCATGCACACCATCACCAAATGTGACATCAATCTCATTGTCAAACCCTGTTGAAACAACACACTCATTACCATCTTCGGTCATGTCATACAAGTTAGACACTATGTCATACTTGACATTGTTGACATACACATTCATATAAGACTTGTCATACATGCCTTGAGTTGTTGCATGGACAGTCTCCAACTCTTCACCCTTTGCGGTGTAAGATGATCTCAGCAGTGTGCCTTGTATGATCCTCACTTCTGTTGAAACAAGAGGCTTTGACAAGTCAATTACATGCCTGTCATTCTCAAGCCACAGCATGTACCTAATGCCTGTCTTTGTGTCTTCAATGTATGAGTAGTTGTCTATGTATATCTTCTTCTTCTCTGCAACATCGTTGATGCTGCTCTTCATGGTGAGCAAGACAGTGCCTGTTGCTGCACTGCCATAGTAAGGCTCATAGCCAGACAGCTTTGCCAGTGAGTAGACAGACTTCTTCCTTGTTGCTGTCTCTATGTTCTGCTCAACAAATGCATCTTCAATATACAGCATCACATTCTGGAAGACACTCTTTATAGCATTGAGGACTATCTTGAATATCTGGTTGTCAGAATACTGCAACCCTATAGATCCAAGCGCCTTTGACAAGTAAGAGTCTATAGTAGAGTCAAACCTGTCAAATGTTGTCTGCATCAATGAAAACAATCTCATTTGAACTTATATTCTCTTTTTATTGTCTTAGAGCTGTCATCTCTGTCTGTCCATATCTGTACTGTGACATTGTATGCTGAGTTCCACTCTTCTGACTTCTCATACTCAACATTCAAGTTGTACTTGAACATGTTCAAGAAATGCAATTTAGCCAGCTTGTCACTCAAGTATTTCTTGAGTGAGCTAGTAGTAGGTGTGAGTGTCCACAAGAACTGGTCTAGGCTAACCCCAAAGTATGGGTTGCCAATCAGCTCTGTGCACTCTGTGTTGAATAGCAAGTCTAGCTCTTGTATTGCCATGTCTAGGCTTGATGATATGACTACTCTGTCATCTAGTGCTAAGTCTATTATCATCTGTTTCAATATATGCTGTAGTTTCCGGATGATATGTACTCAAAGTCTTCATCCATTATTGTGTATGTCCCTCCATCACTGTCAAGAGTGTTTGCATCTATCTTGAAGATGACAAATGCATCATTCCTTGAAGATTCTTTGACAACTGTTTCACCTATCTTCATTGTGAACACTTGGACTTTGTTCATGTATTGTGACAAGTTTATGCCTATGTTCTGTGATGTTGACTTCCTGAGAGTGATGTTCTGCAAGTCTTGTGTCTTGTAGAATATAGGCTTGTACACTATCTTTGTGATCATGTCTGAGCTTGCTCTGTCAACAAAAGAGTTCTTCTTGTCATTCTCTACTATCATGCGGCTAATAGCATCTAGTGACTCTTTCATGTCATTCATCTTCTTTATGCTCTCATTGATCTTGACTATGTCATTCAGCTTGAGGGTGACATCAACATTCTCAGGGCTGTTGTCATCTAGAGCTTCTTCTATGTCTATGTCTAGCTCTGGGATGCTGCTTATCTCACCTAACTGCATGCTGCTTATGCTCTCAGCTATTGATCTCATCTTCCTTGCGAGCATTGTGTCTTCATCTTCTGATATCACACAGTTCACTTTGTCTATGAAGTTGTATCCATTCTTGACTCTCATGTAGCTTTCTCTTGTAAGGTCATTTTGTCTGCTAACCCATATTGCTGGGGTTGGTGTGTCATTCACCATCAGCTTCATCCACTCTTTGGTGAGCACAACAGGGTTGCTAGATATGGCTATCCCTAGTGACTTGTCAATGAAGAGTGATCTCATCACTAGTGTCTCTGGTATCTCTTCAAGTGAGCTCACCAGCCCATCAAGTGAGAAGCTGAAGTCATATATGAAGCAATCAGAAGGGCTCTCGGTGTCAATCTTTGACTCATAGATTGGATCATCAAACTTTGTGTCATTAGCAATCTGTATCACAAACCCTGTCTGCTTGATGCTGTTGACCGCTTCACTCTCATCACCAAACATCTCATCACTCTCATAGTCATACTCATCTTTGACATAGAACATCTTGTAGTACTCTGTCACTTGCCTAGCTATCTTGTCTGCAATTGGGCCATGCTTCTGCTCATCATACTCATGCTGGTCTTCTTCTTTTCCTGGGAACAAGAACTCATTCACAAGTGCTACTCTCTTGTTGTCAAATCCAAGCTTTGCACTGAGCCTCAGTGAGTTCTCATGTGAAGAGAAGAGCATAGAAGGCAGCATGCCATCTTCTAGCACATACTCATTGCTGGATATCCCAGAATAAGGGAAGAGAGATATGTTCATTGAGTTGTTGATGTACTGTGATGCCATTGTAGTAGAGTCTTCCCTGATGAACACCTTCATCAAGTGGTCTACTTTCCTCTTCTTTGCATTCCCATCACCATCTATGCCATCATCAACTTCTTCAGTTGTCTTCTTGATTGCATACGGGCGAATGAAGTCAGCAAGCATCATCACTGTGCTTGACTCATCTTGTGAGTTGTCAACCAGCCAATCAGCTAGTTGCCTTTCTTTTGGGTTGAATCCATTGGATATCTCACTCATCACATCATTGATGCAATAGTTGTTAGCAGGCAGCATCAAGCAATCAATGCTTGGCACAACTAGGTCAATGTGCTCTAGATATTTGTTCATTCCAACTCTCACTTCATGGTCACACACTCTTTCAACAATCTTAGATGACTCACACACCCAATGGAAATGTATGTCATTCACATAGCTGTATGCATGGACAATGAAGTCAACTCTCTTCTTGTTGACTGGCCACCACACTCTTATCTTGTCACAGAGTATGCTAGCATCTTCCATAGTTTGGCTATCAAGTATGCTGAATGCCAAGTCTCTTGCATCAGAGAAGCTGTAAGTTGAGAATTTCTCAACTAGGTTTGTGTAGTGGATGTTGCTCTTTGTGCCTAATGGGAAAGCAAAGTCACCATCTGCATTGCTGACCATCTTCTCATACAAGCTCTTCTCAACAACTAGTATGCTCTTGTCATACACGACGGTGTCATACATGTCAAAGTCACGGATGATTACAAAGCTCTTCTTCAAGGTTGGGTCATTGAAGTCTTTGCCTCCATTCTTCATGAACTCACACAAGAAGCTCCACTTTCCTAGTTTTATCTCTTTCTTTGTCACAATCGTCCGTACTCTAAACAAATATATTTAAAAATAATTGTGTGATTTGAAAGATCTAGATGTTGTTTCTATTTTCATAATGCAAAAAATCAAATAGCTATGAGAAACCAATCAGTTGAGTATGTTGATCCAATAGATGGATTTAAGAGAATTGCATGGATTAGCCGAAGTGTTGCAGCATCTGTGTTCTTGTTTGCAAGAGATGAGCAAGGCTTGTGGTATGTCCTTACAAACTTGCGTGGTAAAGGCACACCAGACTACCAAGGATATTGGAACTGTGTCTGTGGATATCTTGACTATGATGAAGACATCAAAGATGCAGCATGCCGTGAAGTGCTTGAAGAGACAGGCCTCCAAATCAGCAAAGGCATCTTGAACATCTGCTACATTGAGTCAGATCCAATGGCATCATCACGACAGAATGTTTCTGTGAGGATGTATGGCATATTGCCAGAGACTGTTGAGAGCTATGTTGGCAAGCTGAGTGATGCTAACTCAGAAGTGAATGAAGTGTCATGCATTGAATTCAAGCCAGTAGACCATGTTGACTTGTATAGCTGGACATTCAACCATAACAAGATCATCAAGCAGATATATAGCAAGTACATCAACATCCCATGGTACAAGAAGGTTGTCTTGAAGCTATACAAGAAGTGGTTCAGCGATGAGTGACAAGTACATACAAGACAAGAACACAGAGATAGTGTACAAGGTGATGGACAACTACCTGCTGCAGATGTCACCTTGGGAAGATGGCAATGATCGTAGGGTACATGTGATGTCTGATGTACAATATGATGTGATAACTTACCAGAATGCTTGCATGATTGTGAACAAGCAGTTTGCTGAGACAGATGAAGGGTGGAAGCACAATGGCAAGCAATACTTGGCTAGAGCTATCTCAAGAAGCATGTCAACAGATGAGCATGTTGCTATGCTGTCAATGCTGCCAACACACTATGTGCGAGACTCTAATAGAGTGATATCAAAGATGGAAGATGGGTCTATGATATCGGTTAGTGATCATGATGGCAATGAATTCAAGATGGTGAAGCACAAAGGCAAGGTGTACTATATGCTCATTGTCAACCAGATATTGCCTAAAGTGAAGCTATATGACACATTTGGGAAATTCTGTCAACTGGTGAACATCAAGAATGTGAAGCCAATATACTGTGAGACTGACAAGAGATATATTTGAAATGATAATGATATATGAGAAGATTTAGAGAGAGACTGTCATATGAATACAATATGTTCATTCGTAGTGCATTAGCTGGCATATGCATTGGTCTTGGTGGTAGCATGTTCATAAAGCTTGGTGGCATAGTTGGTGCAATTATGTTTGCATTTGGCTTGCTGACTGTTGTGTGCTTCAAGTTGCCATTGTATACTGGCCAAGCTGGATTCTTTGACTACAAGAAGATATTAGCATGGACTGACTTAGTTATCATATGGCTTGGCAATGTGTTTGGGTGCTGGCTATTGTCTTTGCTTGCATTGAAAGGCATTGATGCAACACCAATCATAGAAGCAAGGATATCTGACACCCTTATTGGATGCTTGCTGTCAGCTATTGGTTGTGGATTCATAATGACAATGGTTGTTGCTGCAGCCAGAGGAGACAAGATCAATTACTTGCTTATATTGATGGGAATTCCTACATTCATCATTCTAGGATTCTACCATAGCATTGCTGATGCATTCTACATATTTGAGGCAGACAACAGTTTAGTTGAGAGCTTTGCAATCCCTTACTTGACAATACTAGTTGGTAACTTCATTGGATGCAACATACCAAGGCTGTTCAGCTATGATACAATTGTGATATGGAAATAGACAACATTCAGAAGATAAGGTCTTTCATGAAGTTTGAAGACCCAGATGAGTTCTACTTCATCTCTCTGATACAACGCAAGAAAGATGGCAATAACACTATAAGCTCTCATGATGGTGCTCGTAGGATAAGGTCATTCTGCATATTCTCACTAGAAGAGTTTGACAAGGTTGTCCCATTCATGAAGATGATTTGCATAGCGTTGAATGCCCGTGCTTACATTGACCTGCGCCGCAAGAATAACAAGACAATACAGCTTGACTTGATAACCATATTGGTTGACAACTACAAGTGCAATAGCAAGAAGACCCGTGGGTTGTTTGAGTCGGCTGTTGACAAGTCTAAGTCTCGTGACAAGCTATGGATGATAGATCTTGACTCACAAGAAGATGGAGACTACAATGCTACTATGCAGTATCTCACAAGTGATTGCAATGCTGATGTAGTGTATACACTAGAGACTGTCAACGGATATCATCTGATAACAAGCAAGTTTGATCGTAGGAAGTTTATAGAAAATGACATTCGTTCATTGAAGACTTCAGCATTGACATTGATGTACTACAATGACTCTAACAAGAATATACTTGAAGTTTAAATGTTGTTAAAATGTTGAACAAATAATAGTAGATAGACTATTATTATAGCAGAAATAGTGCTCTACAGCATTGTTTCTGAGCATCAAAAAATTTACAAAACATAATTCAATTATGAGCAACAAGATTATTGGTATCGATTTAGGTACCTCTAACAGCTGTGTAGCTGTCTTTGAAGGTGGCCAACCTCATGTCATTGAGAATTCAGAAGGCAAGCGAACTACTCCTTCTGTCGTAGCATTCACCAAAGATGGTGAGCGTAAAGTGGGTGATGCAGCACGTCGCCAAGCTATCACAAATCCAAAGAACACAATCTACTCAATCAAGCGATATGTCGGCATGACATACGACAAGGTGAAAGATCAAGACAAGCATATGCCTTATGACTTGATTGATGACTCTAACTTGCCAAAAGTCCAAGTAGATGGCAAGAGATACACTCCACAAGAAATCTCATCAATGGTTCTGCAGAAGATGAAGAAGACCGCTGAAGACTATCTTGGACAAGAAGTCAAAGAAGCTGTCATTACTGTGCCTGCATACTTTGATGATCGCCAGCGCCAAGCTACTATTGAAGCTGGCAAGATTGCTGGCCTTGATGTCAAGCGTATTGTCAATGAGCCAACCGCAGCTGCATTAGCCTATGGCATTGATAAGTCTGACAAAGACATGAAGATTGTTGTGTTTGATTTCGGTGGTGGTACTCATGACGTATCTATTCTTGAGTTTGGTGGTGGCGTGTTTGAAGTCCTTGCCACAAGTGGTGACACACACCTTGGTGGTGATGACATTGACAACATATTGATATCTTGGATGGTTGATGAATTCAAGAAAGAGAACTCAATAGACTTGAGCAAAGATCCAATAGCTATGCAAAGGTTGAAAGACTCAGCTGAGAAAGCAAAGGTTGAGCTCTCTTCTACTATGTCAACAGAGATCAACTTGCCATACATCACCGCTGACCAGACAGGACCAAAGCATCTTGTGATGACACTCACTCGTGCTAAGTTTGACCAGCTGATTGACCACATTGTCAAGAAGACAATTGAGCCATGCCGCATTGCACTAGAGCAAGCTGGCTTAGGCGTAAGTGACATTGATGAGGTCATACTTGTTGGTGGATCAACACGTATCCCGGCTATCCAGAATGCTGTGAAAGCATTCTTTGGCAAAGAGCCATCAAAGTCTGTCAACCCAGATGAAGCAGTAGCTATTGGTGCATCAATCCAAGGTGCTATCTTGAACAAGGAAGAAGGTGTTGGTGATATAGTATTGCTGGATGTTACTCCAATCTCTATGGGAATTGAGGCACATAACCAGTTTGACCCAGAAGGCAGACTTGCAAAGATCATTGAGGCACAGACAACTATCCCATGCAAGAAGTCACAGATATTCACTACTGCGGTTGACAATCAGACAGCGGTGACAATAGTTGTCTTGCAAGGTGAGCGCACATATGCTAAAGACTGCAAGGTGATTGGGACATTCAACTTGGAAGGCATTGCTCCAGCTAAGGCAGGTGTTCCTCAGATTGAAGTTGCATTTGACATTGATGCAAATGGTGTCTTGAATGTGTCTGCAAAGGATAAAGCTACAGGCAAAGAGCAGAAGATCACAATCTCTAACAATAACTTGAGTGATGAAGAGATTGAGAAGATGAAAGCAGATGCAGAAGCACACAAAGAAGAAGACAAGAAGCGTGAAGAGAAGATGTCTAAGCTGAACATGGCACAATTGCTTGTGAACTCTATTGACTCAGCATTTGAAGATGAAGCAATGAAAGACAAGTTCACCGAAGAAGACAAGAGCAACATCACTCCTGCTAAAGACAATTTGTCAGAAGTGCTGAAAGAGTACCATACAGCAGAAGACAAAGAAGATGCATATGAGAAAGTGATGACAGCACAGAAAGCACTTGAAGATGTGTGGAATCCAGTCATTGCGAAGATCTATGCTTCAACAACCCCACAAGCTGGTGCAACTAGATCTCAGCCATTTGGTGACATGTTCAACAATGCTAAGTGACAAGCACAAAAGCAAAATAGGATTATTAGATCATGCTGGTCTAGTTGCTCATGTAGCTAGGCCAGCTTTAAAAGAGACACAACCAAAATGATTTTTTGACTATGGCTAGTAAGAGCTATTATGACATATTAGGAGTTAGTAGAGATGCATCTGAAGATGAGATAAAGAGAAGCTATCGAAAGGGTGCAGTCAAGTACCATCCAGACAAGTGGACTGATAAGCCAGAGAAAGATCGGAAGGCTGCTGAAGAGAAGTTCAAAGAGATATCAGAGGCTTATGAAGTGCTTTCTGACCAAAGCAAGAGGCAGATGTATGACAAGTATGGTGATGATTGGCAAAAGTTCCAGAGTGGACAATACACCCAACAAGATGGCTTTAGTGATGACTTGGAAGACATCATAAGGAGGATGAATGGCATGCACAGTGGGTTTGACAGCTTCTTCAGCCATAGCTACCACTCACAAAAGTTTGAGAAAGAGCCAGGCACTACTTTGAAGATAGAGTACAACATGACTGTTGAAGAGCTGTTCAATGGTGTATCTAAAGAGATTGAGATACCAGTTGACATAAGGTGCAAAGAGTGCCATGGCAGTGGTGGAGAAGTTGAGAAGTGCCCATATTGCAATGGTACTGGAATGCATGTTGAGACAAGCTACACACCAATGGGCATAATCAAGCAACAGACAATATGCCAACATTGCCATGGTAATGGGAAGGTTGTGAAGAAGAAGTGCAACAACTGCAATGGCACTGGGTTTGAGAAGTCAACTAGGAAGATAAAGTTGAGCATAAAGCCATTTGTTGAAGAAGGAGCAATGCTGAGGTTCACAGGAATGGGCAGTGAAGGCAAAGAGCCAGGGTCTACCAATGGTGACTTGATTGTAGTGGTGAAGTATGCTATAGACAATTCAAGGTATGTGATAAACCAATACACAAGAGCTATCTATGAGAAAGTTAGAGTCCCATACTATGACTGCATACTTGGATGCACCAAGAAGCACAGCTTGCCTAATGGGAAGACAGTTAGAATAGATGTGAGAGAATGCTCTAAGTCTGGAGACCAAGTGAAGATACCACATGAAGGCATAAATGGCAATGACTACATCATAGTGATAGAGCCAGAGATGCCAACAAAGGCTAGTAGTGAAGAGAAGTCATTGCTCAAGAAGATACGTGACAAGAAATCTTGATGTTTATTATTAAAAAACAAATATGATTTTATTTGAGACATGGCACAACTAGACCAAAACTGGCAAGCATTGACTGGCTTGAACTACACCATATCAGACATCATTGAGAATGCCGATGCATCAGAGAAGAGCAAGTTGTATGAGAAGCTCATGTGGGACATCAAAGCTGGTGTAATCATGACTACAGAAGAGAATCAAGCTCTGTATGAAGCTATTGACACCGAGTTGAGAGCATCATTGCTGACTGGTGAGATTGAAGAGATTGAGGAGGACAACCAAAATCCAAGCACTCCAACTGATCCAGATCCAAGCAATCCAACTGATCCAGATCCAAGCAATCCAACTGATCCAGATCCAAGCAATCCAACTAACCAAGATCCAAACAATACAGAAACTCCAGCTCCAGAAGAGCCTTGAGCATCTTTTGATATCTAGTCAAAGGGCAACTATTGGACAACAAGTAAAAGATTGGCATTTATCATCACATTTGGTAAGTGCCATTTTTTTCAATTGAATAGCAAAAATACAAAAACACCATAGCAAGACACCATGAAGACATTGAAGAATGCATTGCACATACTTGCTATGCTAGCTATGATGCTCATATCTAGCTCATGCGCATATGACATGTACCAATATGATAGCACCGTGTATGTCACTGGGACACAGGTGACGACAATTGTGTCATTTGGCAACCCATACTATGTTGGTGGCAGGTTGAGGTACTACTATTATAATGGATACTACTGGTATCCATATCGCTATGGTGGTGCAACATACCTGTATCGTCGTACAATGCCATACACATACTACAATCACTATAGGCATGTGCCAAGCACAACCAATAGGCATAGCTCTGCAACTAGGGCAAAGACACCTAATGCAAGGCCACAGTCTCCACAACAGAGCACTTCGAGGAGCCAAAGCAACTTGAGGCCACCTTCAAAGCCTAGCCATGTGATACGACAGACACAACCATCTACTAGATCTAGGCAAGTTGCACAACCAAGCAGGAGTAGATAGCAAAATCACCAAAGGCTTGACTATTTTAAATTTAATGTGAGTTTTCATAAGATATATCTTCTATGTTGCCCGGTTTCATAACTATATTCAAAGATGATGATGGTAGAGTGCATCTCTATTTCTACAAAGGATATACAGACAGTGGAAAGCTATACTACAATGACTTGAATTTAGCAAATTGCAAGTATGAGTATGAGCAGATACTGCATGATGATGGTGCATATGAGTATGTCTTTGACAACAAGAACATAAAGAGCATGAGGTGCAAGCTTGTCTCGTATGATCGAGATGAGAAGAGCATATCACTCAAGATATGAAGAAAGGAGAGCTTAAGCTCTCCTTTTCTTATGCATAGATATATGTGTACATAGATATATGTGTCTTGTAGCTAATCAACTGTTCACAATCTCTATGAGTATCTTCTTTGCATTCTGCTGGCTGAACAAGAATCTGCCAACTTTGACATAGTTGTAGACAACATTGTTCTGGCTGTTAGGCAAGTTCTGTGGACGGTTAGAAACAAGGATGAGCTTTGCGCCTTTGTAAAGCAAGACATCACCAGACTCTATTCGCTTTGTGAGTGATGAGCTGTCATTGTTGTCAGTGTATATCTTAGTTGGCAATGTCACTTCATATCCAAAGTTCTCTTTGTTCCTCACAAGCTCAATCCTGTCAACACCATCAAAGTAGTCTAACAATGAGTGCCCACCAGTCTGGTCATTTATCTCAAAGTAGAACTCTTTGCTCAAGTCTGGTATCAAGCTCTCGGTTGTCACACCTTCAAATGTGTCTTCTTCAATGCTGAAGAAGTTGACTTTCTTCTTGAATGCCATCTCATCTATAGTGTAGTCAAGCTGCATTGGAGTTGACTTGTCTATCACCATTGTGTCACCAAATGTCTCACGAAGTGCCAAGTACTCATGCCTTGTCAGTGATCCATCATTGCCACTCCCAACTACAGATATGCTTCCACTGAAGTTGTTCAATCCAAGCCACTTGAACTTCAAGAGCTCACCTACTTCATACTCTTGCCAAGATATGCCTTGCAAGTTAGTGTTTGTCACTATTCCTTGGTGCAGCAAGTCTATGTTGGCACCATTGCTCTCAACTATAGTTGTCTCAAGAGCATGCACCCAGTCACTCACAAACTCCTTTGTGTCAAATCCAGACACATTGTCAAGTGTCAAATTCACAAGTGATCCTGTCACTATGTAGTCAAAGTCATCAATCTCATTGTTGTGCAGCACTATAGTGTTCACCGTTGATGGCAAGCTGACTTTTGTGAAGTGGTTGCCTTGGTGAGGGACAAATGTCTTCACTGATGATCCACTAGCAATGAACTTTTCTAGACAAGGCATCCTAGATATTGAGAAGTCTTTCCTCAGTGCATTGCAGTTTATTATGTCTATCTCTTCTAGTGTGTTCCTCAATGTGTTTATGCCGATGATCTTCTCAATTGGAGACTGTGTTTCTAATGAGCCAACCTTAAGTGAAGATATCATTGGGCTATGCTGTGCAGTCCAATCAGTAGTGACATAGCTTGAGACACTAGTGCGTTTCTCATACTTAGGTGCTAAGTCTATAGACTTCACCTTGCCAGCTATTGGTGACAAGTCAATGCTAGTCATCTCCATTGGGTTGATGAGAGATATCTTTGTGTATTCATCTTCTGTCAGCCCTTCACTAGCAAATGACACTGTAGTGTCACCACTTATTGTGATAGCACCACCAATCAAGCTTTCTGTGCCAATTGCAACATCAATACAAGCACCATCATTCCCGGCCACTGTAGCTATAGCATCACCACTTGAGAGTTGAGACAAGTTTGCATTCACAGCAATGACATTGTCAAACCAGTTGTCAAAGTTGCTTGAGAAGTTGAAGTAAGCATACAAGTTCTTTGCACCAAGTGAGTATGTGTTCAGAGAAAGTGTGAGCATTGTGTCAAGGTCAGACATGAAGTAAGTCTTCAAGTCATTGTGCATCCTCTCAACTTTGCTTGTGTTGTTGTCAAAGAACACACTCATCCTGTCAGAGAAGTCATTGATGTTTGAGATTTGGTAAGTGTAGTATGTGTTGAATCCGGTGTATGACTGCTCGGTTGGCACATATGTTATAGTGCCATCAGCTGTTGTTATCTCACGCATCACATATCCAACATAAGCTACATCATATGAAGTCTCTATGTAGTTGTAGTCAACAAATTGCCTGCTGAAGTCATAGTTTATTATCATTGATGCATCATTAGGGTCATTGACTGTGTATTGTGTCCCATCTGGGCGATAAGGATACTTCTTGTGTGCATAGCTGATCTCACGAAGCTCAATGTTGCCACGATAGTAGTTCTGCTTGTTGAATGTCATGTCATTCACATTGAGGAGCAAGTTGATCAAGTCAGTTGAAGGGATTGCAGATGTGTTCTCAAACATGCTATCAAGATCATCCTCATAGTCATAGTTGAACACAACTACATTCTTGTCAACAGATATAGACACCTCATTGTTCTTGAACTTGTTCAAGTATGACACCGTGCTATTGATGATGTCACCAATGTTAGAGTATTCAGTCTTGTTCTCTGAGAATGTGCTAGATGTCATGTAAGACCATCTGCTGTTGTAGTCTTGTGTCTTTGTGAGGTCTCCAAAGAAGTCGCTGTGGAAACCATATTCTCTGTTCTCAACAGCAGATGCACACTCATAGGCATCTTCTCCTGTGTAGAATGTTATGCTAGGTAAATTAGAGACAGTTATTGTGTTCATCTGTTCTTCTATCAATAGTTTTAATTAACATTTATCACACACTCAGCACTCAAGTTGCTTCCATCAGTAGTTGTGACAAACACTGATGTAGTGCCTTCTCTCAATGCTGTTATGTTTCCAGAAACATCTACAGATGCTATTGTTGGATCTAATGATGTGAACTCAACATTCTGGTTGGTTGTGTCGTCTGGTATGACTGTTGCAATCAGTGGGTAGTTGTCATCAACATGCAAGTCAACTTCATAGTCAGAAAGCAACAGCTCACTAGTTGCTATGCTCACATTCACATCTGCCGATGCTATAGTGCCACTGTTGTCATCAGCCATAGCATATACTTTTATCTTGCCTTCACTCAAGCCGGTTATAGTGCCATTAGCAACTGTTGCAACTGTGTCATCAGATGTGTACCATATCAAGTTGCTGCTTTGCATCTCAGCTGGGTAGATTGTGTAGTTGATCTTGTATGTGTTTCCGGTGTATATGTCTATGCTGTTGCTAGCAAATGCAATGTCTGTTATCAGTATCACAGAGCGAACATTGCAAGAGACACTTGTTCCAGATCCATCTGCAGCTGTTGCAGTTATCTGTGCATATCCTCCATTCACTGCTCTCACTAATCCATCTTGTGTCACAGAAGCAATTGTTGGGTCTGATGATGCCCATATGATAGTCTTGTTGTCAGCATCATCATTTGCCACAGCAACAAGCTGGTGGCTGTCACCAATGTCAAGCGTCAGGGCATTAGTGTCAATTTCTATGTTCTTGACAGGTGTCTTTCCAATTATTGATATTGCCTTTGTAGTGCCACTGCCATCTATTGCTCGTACATTGATTGTGCCATCAACCTTAGATTCCATGTAGACTTGTCCATCAACTCCATTAGGAGCAGCACCAGCACTTATCTGCTGGTTGTCACTCAGCCACTCAAGAGCTTTGTTAGAAGCATTCTCAGGAAGAACTGTTGCATGGATAGTTGTAGGTATGCCAATAAGCACTTCATAGCTGTCTTCAAGCTGGATCTCAGACACGGCTGTGTCAACAGTCACATCAATCCTACTTATCTTGCCACTGCCATCTGTTGCTGCAGCATATATAGTGACATTGCCTTCAGATATGAGTGTTATCTTTCCATTTTGGTCAACAGTAGCAATTGACTCATCACTAGAGCTCCACTCAATAGTCTTGTCTGATGCTGTTGGTGGATAGACTTCTGCTTGTATAGTCTGCTCATATCCCTTGAATGCCTTGATATACTGCACGTTGAACTCAATAGACTCAACAAGAGTTATCACATTGATTGTCACTTCAGCATATATGTTAGGATTCTCAACAGAGAATATCTTCACCACTGTAGTGCAGTTCTCTTCAAGAGCCATTATCCTGCCATCTTCAAACACTTGCACTTTAGTCTCATCATAAGTGATGCCAATTGGTGAGTTCTTGTAGTTTGTTGGCAATATGTCTATAGTCTTAGTCAGTATGCTGTTGATTGGCATTGTCACTTCACTTCCATTGACACTTATTGAAGTGATTGGCACATGAGACACAACAATCTCCTCTTCTTTAGGATCTTTTGATATGACACCATCATCTCCAAGCTCTGTGTCACTGTAGACAATTGTTGACTTAGTGTCTTCAACCTTTGTCTCAAACTCAAGATCCATCCATGTTGGCTTCTTGACTTCAGTGTATACCCACTCAGATATGCCTTCACCAGTGTCTTGGTTTGTTATTGTTGTCTCAAGCTCTCTTGTGAAGTATCTTGTTGTGGTGTCAGAAAGGTAGAAGTCATCCCAGATGTCAAATGACATAGGTGCTTCAACAAACTGCCCATTCTCAGTGTCTAGAATGAAGTACTTCATCTCATCACTGTCTTCATATGTCCAGTACTTCACATATGTCTTGTGGGCAACATTGTCATTGTGCACTATTGCTATGCTCTTGTTAGGGTTATTAACGGTGAACTCAAGATCTACAAAGACTTGCTCATTGAACCTCAACTGGTACTCTTCATCAGTCATCACGACTTGAGAGATGCTGTTCAAGAATTCTTGCATAGTCTTGCCTTGGTATGCACTCCAAGCTTTCTCCGGGTCATCTGTCTCACAGTCATTGACAATAACTAGCACATCTTGTGCACGACTAAGGACCTCAGCCATTGAGAATGGATCACCTTTGTCACCTTTCTCACCAATACGGCCAGTCTTGCCCTTGTCACCATCTTGGCCATTGAGGACTGTCAAGTACTTAGTCTCACCGGTGTCAAATGACATGACAATGGTGTTTGTCCTGTCACCATCGCTATGGTTTGCCTCAATCTCGCTCAAGCTGATTATCCTCTTTCCCTTGACTTGACTCAATGAGATAGAGTAGTTTTGCCTTCCTGAAGCTATTATTGTCTTGCCATTGGTAGACAGATTCTTCATCAATGGCAAGTCAGATACCCTGATTGCTTTTGTTATCATGATTGTGTTCTTGATTCAATGTGTCTTTTTAGTTTTTCCACCCATCCGTGTCAGACCATGGCTTGTCATTTATCCAATACCCACGACCAAAGCAGCTGCGTATGTATTGCCATATCAACCTAGTGCCTTGGTAGATAGCAGCAATGTGCCTGTTGCCTTTGTATATTGTTGTTATCTGCTTGTTGTCTACATATAGTGCCATATGCTTTAGGTGTTGTCAGTTTTTTTCATTCTTCGAATATGTAGTACTTGGTGTCATCATATATCCTGCCAGCTCTCTCTTCGGCATCAAACTCTTCTTGTGTGTCAAAGTACACTTCTTTCAAGTCTTTGATCTGGTTGTTCAAGATCATGCCTTGAGCAGCTGAGAGCATTCTCTCTGTCAGCTCTTCATCACTATACTGCGAGCCATCAAGAGAGTTGACAATCAAGCTCTTTATGTCATCTGCTGAATAGTTGTATATTGCTATTCCTGAGTCACCACGCTCTCCCTTTGGGCCTTCTTTGCCTTCATCACCTTCACTTCCCTTCTGGCCATTGTACACGTGGAACACTCTCTGTGTGCCATCATTAGTGATCACAGTTATAGGGTTGTCTTCACCATCACCATTGCGACGGACTTGTGTCATGCTCTCAAGCATGTTGGAGATTAGCAGCTCAGTAGGTATCTTGTAGGTCTTTCCTTTGTATGCTACCATCAAGTACTCTTCGCCAGTGAGCTGGCCCAGAGTGCTGAAGCTAGATATCTTTCTGCCATTTATTGCCATTTATGATAAAACTTGATATATGTTTATGAATGATATACAAACAAAAATGTGAGCAGCTTGTATGTCTGCTCTATAGTCACCTCATGCTTGTGAGGTCAGTTCTCCATAGTCATATATGCATCATTCTCCTCGTTAGTGAGCACACCTTTGTTGTCTTCAGTGATGATGAAAGTTGATGAAGGGAAATTCTCATTTATGTAGTTGTCTAAGAAGTCACCACCAAACTCATTGTAGTCATCATCATCAGTGAATATTATTATGTCCTTTGCCATGATAGCATCTTTATGAACTATTTTTATTAAAAATAATTGATTAGGGATTCATCACAAAGCTATTTTAAATTACATGACATTATACATCAAATGAATAGCGAAGTAGACAACAGTGAGATTTTCATGATGCCAGACAAGATACCATCAGTTGTGGACTTTGGTAGTGGTGAGAGCTTGTTCTTAGAAGATGTGTGCAGCACACTTGATGGTTTGATAGAAGAGTTTTGATATGGACATTGCAATAGTAGACTTCATAGGTGAGTATGGCAAAGACACCATCAAGAATCCTCTTGGTGGCTCTGAGACTTGGACAATGTACATAGCTTCACAATTTGCAAAGATGGGCCACAAGACATATGTCATCAATGCAAATGACCGGTTGTACATTGATTCAAACAATGTCACATACATCGGATACTACAGATATGCAAGGACAATTGATAGAGCACATTTGCCAAACTTCACTATAATATCAAGAGTCATATACAGAGAAGTGATGGACTTCTTCATAAGCCTTGGATCAAAGATATTCTTGATGTGCCATGACTTGTATCCGGCATTTGTTGAAGGGCTAGGGTGGTCTAGTGAGCCAATCTTCTCTGAAGTTGTACCAAGTGAGGTAGACAGAGTGTTTGCTTTGTCAGAAGCACACAAGAAGACACTCATAGACAAAATGCATGTCAATCCATACAAAATCAGGCTGACAATCAATGCAATAGACTTCTCGAAGTTCAAGAATTGCAATAGTGGTGAGCGTGACTTCTCAATACTGTTCTCTAGTTGCAAGTCTAGAGGCCTTGACATATTAGTGAATGATGTTGCTCCACTAGTGTTGAGAGAGATACCAGAGTTCAAAGTCAAGCATTGCACATATGAGAAAGGAGTTGACTTCAGCTCTGTTGCTAGCAAGCAATGGTTTGAGCAGATTGGAGGATTCAACAAAGAAGAGCTGTATAATGAGATGTCGAAGCATCGTGTATGGGCATACCCAAGCACATTCTATGAGACTTTCTGCATAACAGCTATAGAGAATGTGATGGCTGGCAATGAAGTGGTATCACCAATGACATATGGGTTGTCAACCACTCTTGGATTCATGATAGAAGACAAGATGCTATCTAGCTTTAGCAATAGGTTCACATATGCTAGAGCATGCAATGAGATGGCTAGCAAGATAGTGCACTTGATGAGGCACTACTATGACAGTGATCGCATAGATATTCGTGAAGCAAGGAAAGAGATTGTCATGCAGAAATACACTTGGGAGAATGCAGCAAACACATTCATAGATGAGGCCATGGCAATGGATAATGTTAAATCATGTTAAATATCTAGCAAGCAAACTCTAGATCCTTTAACTCTTTGCTGATTGGTTTCTATCTTATATCATAGTTCCCAACACAATATATCTATATGGGAAACAGTAGTGAGTAGGACCAGTAATGTCAACCTTTGCAAGACAAACCAGTTGAAAGTAGACAAGTGGTTGGCTAAGTACAAGAAGAACAACCAAGTAGATGATGACTCTTTCTTAGTGATATCTACTTATGTCAATGATGTCATCCGTAAAGATGCTTATTCAATAAAAGACTGCTCTGAGAAGAGCATTGTTGACTATTACCTAGAATATCTTGAGAACAACCAAGAAGGCCTTGAGAATTGTGACCGTGACTGGTGGGCTAATGCAAAGCGCACTGTCAGGATAAAGCTTGCATCAAAGTACACTGGCAACAAGACATTTGACAACAACATAGACATATACTTCAATGAGGTCAAGAGTGAGTACATAAAGACTCCATTCAATGAGTCAAATGACCTTGAGTTCTGTGAAGAGAACTATGATGTGTTCATAAAGAACAACTTGAAGCTAGTCATTGAGTGTGCTAAGAGATACCAGAACCTTGGCTTGCCATTTGAAGACTTGATACAAGCTGGCAATGAAGGCTTGCTGATGTGCTTGAAGAAGTACAAGAAGAACAAGGCTAACTTGAGAGTCAGCATGCTTGGCATACTTGAAGAGTCACCTCTGAAGAAGTTCTCTTATGATGATGCACAAGAGATAGTGAGGAAAGCCTTTGTATATAGCAAGAACCTTGACACTACTATAAACAAGATACCTAAAGATGGCTTTGCATCTAAGATAGAGTTTGAGAACTGGATTCGTGACAACATAAAGCCAGCATCATTTGCTTCTGTAGCATTCATGTGGATAAAGGCATACATCATAATAGAGCTGAACAAGATGTCAAGCATTGTGCATATCCCACAGTCAGCACAGAAGAATGGAATTGGGTATGCAAACATAATAAGGCTAGACAGCATCAACCCACACACAGATGACTGCTACCATGACAACCAGACTTCTAAGGTGACTGAAGAAGAGTTCATAATGGAAGATGAGAACCTTGAGAACATGGAGAAGCAGAGCATATTCAAAGACTTGATATCAAAGTCATTGTACTCATTGTCAAACATTGAGCGAAGAGTGATCAAGAAGAGGTTTGGCATAGACTGCCCATATGAGCTATCAATAAATGACATATCAGAGAATGAGAGCTTGTCAGTCAACAAGGTGAAGTACATAATAAACAATGCAATGAAGAAGATATACCAGTCAATACCAGAGATAGACAAAGAAGTGGTAAGAGGGCTGCTGAGGTGACACACTATGGAGAGGAACAATCACAATTACAACAGAGACTACTCATTCTCAAGCAAGTGGGTCACCATAGACTTGAGGATTGGCAAGATGCAGCACTTTGCATTGAGGTATGACCCTTATGGGCTAGGTTATGGTAGTGGAGCTCCTGTCATTTGCATTGCATTGTCTTTCATCATGCTGTTTGTGTCATTCCCAATATTTGCTAAGAATCCACAAACAATCCAGCATGGAAGCAAGACTTATGGATTCTCATTCTATGACAACATCGCACCACAGTGGCTGCCAGAATGCTTGACAATATGGCTTGGCAATTCTAGCAAGACATTCATGATGCCTTGGCACTTGAGGATGTTTGATACTAGCTATGAGACAAGAGTTGCTAGCAAGATGCATGTCAAGTCACTTAGCCAGTCTAAGGCAAAGACATTAATGAAGAACACTGCTAGCATATCAATAGATGTTGGCAGTGGCAAGCATGAGATTGCCGAATGCTCTTATTGGCGACAGACAAAGACATACAAGCATTGCTTGCTTGGCATAGTGATTGACAAGTGGCAAGTGAAGAAGATGACTCTAGAAGTTGAGTGCACAATCAATGGAGACAAGCACTCATCAAGCATGGAGTCATCACCGGATGAGACTGCCACACAAGCATTCAATCGATGGTGTGATGAGAACAATGCATCAAAACTGACATGAGAGGCTCCACAAAGGAGCCTTGTTTTTTGAATTATCTAGATTAATGGCTATTTTCAACCATGTTATTGACTGAACTTGATATGGCAAAGAAGACAATAGAGCAGAAATACAAGTCAATGTCAGAGCGACAGCACATACTTGAGCGTTCTGGCATGTGGGTTGGATCAACCCGTGATGAGTCTAGGCAAGTGTTCTTGTATGACAGTGAGTCAGGCAAGATGGCTATGCATGAAGTCACATATGTGCCAGCAATGCTCAAGCTGGTTGATGAAGTGCTTTCAAACTCATGTGATGAGTATCGCAGGAAAGACAACATGGGCTTAGATGAGATCATTGTTGACATAGACAAAGACACTAATGTGATATCAATCTGTGACAATGGTGGCATCCCAGTTGTCAAGCACAAAGAGGCTGGGATGTATGTGCCAGAATTCATATTTGGGCAGCTGAGGACAAGCTCTAACTATGATGACACTGAAGATAGGAATGTGATAGGCACAAATGGTGTTGGCAGTGCACTGACTAATGTCTTCTCTAGTGAGTTCAAAGTCACTACAGCCGACAAGAAGAACATGCTTGAGGTAGTCTGGGATAGTAACATGGAGAGGAAGTCACAGCCAATTGTGAAGAAGTGCAATGCCCATTTCACAAAGACAGAGTTCAAGCTAGACTTCTCAAGGTTTGACCAGCGAGATGCTAATGGGCTGACTGATGGCTTCATAGCTGTGCTGCAGAAGAGGTGCATTGATGCAGCGGCTGCCAACATTGGGCTGAAGGTTGTCTTCAACTGTGATGGGATGTCTTTCAAGTGGAAGTTCAAGAAGTTTGAAGACTACATGTCTCTTTATGATGACTACTTTGATTGGGAGACAGTCATCTCAATGAGAGATGCTAAGAAGCAAGTCTGGATATGCCCTGACTGCGGCATTGATGTCACCTTTGTCAATGGTGCTGAATGCTCTCGTGGCACACACTTGAAGTCAATACGGATACCGGTTGGCAAGAGCATAAGTGAGCTCTTGAAGAAGAAGCACAAGATAGATGTTACGGTGAACAACATCAGCAACAAGTATGGCATATTTGGCTTGTTTGACATAAGCAACCCATCTTACTCAAGCCAGACAAAGGAAGAGCTGACAACAAGTGAAGATGCATTCTACAAAGATGGGACAAAGTTCACTATCCCTGATGAGTTCATGAAGAAGATACTAAAGTCAGAGATTGTTGATGTCGTCATTGACTGGTACAAGAAGAAAGCTGAGGCTGAAGACCAAGCAAAGATAAGGAAGCTCAACAGAGAAGCCAAGAAGCTCTTGAGGAGTGACAAGTTCATAAACTGCAACTCAAAGAACCAAAGAGAGAGGACACTGATAGTGTTTGAGGGAGACTCCGCTGGATCAGCATTCCGCACATGCAGAAACCCAATGACACAAGCAGCATACTTCATGCGAGGAGTTCCAGAGAATGTGTATGGCATGACAGCAACGCAAGTGATGAAGAACCAAGTGTTCAATGACATAGTGAACATCATCGGCTTGCAATGGGGAGAGTACAACAAGATGGAGAACTTGAAGTTCAGCAAGATAGTGATAGGATCAGACATGGACCCTGATGGATCACACATCGCTGGCTTGCTGATGCTGTTCTTCAACCACTTCCAAGAGCTGTTTGAGCAGAAGATGATCTGCAGGCTGATATCGCCATTCATAGTTGCTAACAAAGGCAAGCGTGGGACCAAGCAGTTTGAGAGCATTGCATTCAACTCACTAGAAGAGTTCAAGGCAATGGAGAAGAAGCTCAAAGGATATGAGGTGAAGCATGTCAAAGGCCTTGGCACTCTCAACAAAGAAGAGTCAAAGGAGATGTACAAGAACCCTATCTACCACTACTTCACAAAAGATGAGGCTGCTGATATGGTGTTCAAGAAGTGGTTCTCAAGAGATGCTGAAGGTGCAAAGATCAGGAAGGGAATGATGAAAGACACTGTGATGGCAGAGAAGTGATGCCACAAGGCATGTATATATCTAGTGACAAAATCTAAAGACAAAAAAGATGATGGAGAACAAGCTAAACAAGACTAAGACTATATCAGAGTTCTTTGAGACTGACTACAAAGACTTCTCACAGTATGTTGCAGAGAATCGTGCATTGCCTGGCATTGATGGGCTCAAGACTGGTGCTAGGAAGATAATGCATGCTGCATTCCATGGATCACTGAGAGATGGCTCACAGAAGAAGATACCTAACTTAGCTGGTGACACAATGAACTTGTCATTGTATCCACATGGTGACCAGAGCTTGAACAGCACTTGCATAACACTGTCACAAGAGCACAAGTTCAACTTGAACCCACTGTACATTGACTCTCAAAATGGGACATTGCGAGACTCATCAACTGCTAGCCCAAGATACTTGTATGTGAAGCTGTCTAAGTATGCTAGCTTGTGGAAGACTGACATTGAGCTGACAGAGCAGATATTTGATGAGGGCCAGTGGATTGAGCCAAAGTACTACTTGCCAATCATCCCAATGCAGATTGTCAACCGCCAAGAAGGGATGTCTCCTGGATTCAGGTTCTCAACTATGTCATATAACCCTATTGAAGTGATAGATGCTTGTCGAGAGATGCTTGTCTCAAAGAAGCAGAAGCCATTGGATGACATGGTGATACACCCATATGTTCGTGGAGTGCAGAAGAAGAGTTGGAAGGTTGAAGATGGACAATGGGTCAACTATGGTGAGTTCAAGTGGGATGAGAAGAAGAAGATGATCTATGTGACAGACTTGCCATTTGATGTTGAGTATGCATCTTTTGAGAAGCTATTGAACAAGATGGTTGAGAATGAAGACATTCGCGACTGGTCAAACTACTCTGAAGATGGGATGATTGACTATAGGATAGACTGCAAGAAAGGCAAGTGGGCATCAACACTCAAAGGCAAGACAATATCAAGCAAGATTGAGTCTAAGCTGAAGCTCAAGAAAGTGTTGCCAGATGACTGCTTGTGGGTGCTAGATGAGAACAAGAAAGTACGCCACTTCACTCACATCAAAGAGCTGATAGACTACTTTGTGAAGTTCAGGCTCACCAAGTACACTGATAGGAAGAAGAGGATAGTCAAGATACTAGAAGAGAAGCTGAAGAAGAATGATGAGCTTGTGAAGTTCATTGATCTAGTCTGCAAAGGCAAGCTGAAGATTAGGAATAGGACAAGAGCAGAGGTGAAAACAGACATGGACTCATTCAAGCTTCCAATTGAGCTCTTGTCAACACCAATGTCTAGAATGACTGTTGAAGAGAGAGATGAGCTGCTGAAGCAGAATGAAGAGATAAGGAAAGAGCTTGAATACATCAAGAAGACAACAGAGAAGCAAATGTACATCAATGACTTAGATGCATTGAAGAAAGATCTTGAGAAAGACTTCAAGTGATTGAACTATCTAATAGATGTTTCTATGTTCACATTGTCAAGATATTAATTAAAGCAAAGTGACATGGGAAACATCACAAGTGAAGAGATGTTGAGAGACTTGAGCCTTGTTCGTGAGTGCTTGACCAAGAAAGACAAAGCCAAGATTGCAGAGAAGTATGGAATACAGTCTTGCAAGTCAAGTGACATATGCAATGCAATACTTGCTGCTGCACATGATGACAGATCTAGCAGATCTGAGTTCTCTAGTGAAGACATAAGGCTATTCTTGTTGCAAGGCAGTGAGCCAAGCAAGATTGGCAAGCTTCTTGAGAGTGAGCCTGTTGAGTTTGCAAAGCTTGTCTGCTCTTTCTTGCTAGGTAGGGTGAAGAAGAGGAAAGTTGAGCACTTGCTCAAGGTGAAGATGAACTCTTACAACTCTAGTGCGGCTGACAGATATCTAGTGTCACAATACTTGAGAGCTGCTGCTTGTGTTGAGAAGATGCAAGACCAAAGCCATGCAGACAATGAGAGATTGATGTTCACTAAGATAGATGATGAGATATCTGGATATCGTAAGAGCTGTGTTGATGAAGCTAGTGAGAAGTCAAGAGCATTGTACTTGAGCATACCAAGCAAGATCACCAAGTCACATGTGAAAGAAGATGAAGCTAGGGTAGAGTTCAGCAATGCAATGAAATCCAATGATACAAAGGCCGCAAGCCTGGCAAAGCAGAGAGTTGACTCAATCATAAAGACCCGTGTCATGCTTGAGTCAATCAAGAAGAACTACACTCTTGATGAGTATGTCACAAAGGCAATCAATGACACAAACTCAAAGATAGATGCTGAGATACATGGCATAGCTAAGCGCCTTGAGAATCGTGAGATAGATGCTGAGAAGATGCATTGCAGCAATGTGGCAAGTGACCCAAAGCTCATAAGGATGACTATCACAGATGGCACCCACAAGCTGTATTGCAGAAGCATCTTGTGTGCATCAGACTCTTGCTTGATGGCAACACACTTGAGATTCATAATGACAGAATGCAAAGCCTGGTGATTTGACTATTTTAGAATATACACATACAAGCAAATCCAGATATCATGGAAGCAAATAGAGACAACATAGATGAGTGTGCTGAGATTGCAACACCATTGTGCATGGGTGGGAGTAGAGAGCATTGCAAGGAAATCACAAAGATTGGCATCAGCTCTATGCTAGATGAGCTAGACTATGTGAACACACTATTTGCAACACTTGGCTTAGGTGAGATCAAGATACACATCCAAGACTATCATGATGAGTATTCTCCAGAGAGAGTTGATCCATGTCCTGACTACTATGGGATGCTCCACATGGCTGTTGGTGATGGCATCATTGGTGGTCGTGGTGACTGGATGCAGATGTCGGCACAACTGTCTGCTGTGTATGATGCAATTGAGATAGCAAGAGACAAATTGATTAGTGACTGACACACATGCTCAAGATAGATGCTTGCATAATAGTGAAGAATGAAGAGCCATACATCAAGTCTCTAGTAGAGAACTTGGATGAGTTCTGTGACACTATATACATAACTGACACTGGCTCTACTGACAAGACACTAGAGATACTAGAGACACTGTCAAGCAACAACAAGAAAGTTGTTGTGTCTCATTTCAAGTGGGTGAATGACTTCTCAGCTGCTAGGAACTTCTCATTCTCACAGTCAAAAGACTCTGACTACATATTCTGGTGTGATGGGTCTGATGACTTCACCAAAGGGCTGATGATGCAATTGAAGGCATTCAAAAGGAAAGTGATGAGTGACTCAATGCCAGACTTGATTGAGGTGATACGCAAGTATGATGACTTGCTTGTTGGCATGTATGCACTGGTGAAGAGGAGTGCTGGCTTAGAGTGGCATGATCCTATACATGAGTTCATAGACTACAAAGAGGACACTACTATAAAGAAGAAGATGTTCACAAGTGATGCATTGCTGATACACAGGAACTTTGACACAAGAGATGAAGCACATGCAAACAGGAACATTGAGATCTTCCGCTCAATGGACAAAGAGCACAAGAAGTTCACTTCAAGGAACTTGATGTACTATGCTAATGAGCTGTTTGACCATGACATGCTGTTGTCAGCATACTTGATGTATCAAGAGGCAATGCGAAACTATGACAATTTCTTGTCACCAGGTGAAGTGATACTTTGCTTCGTCAAGATGTGTGTGTGCTACAATGTTGGTGAGAAGCGCAACAACTTGGATGATCTCATATCAAAAGGTGAGAAGCTTTACAATCATGGCTACAAGAATGACTTGTTCTTGGCATGCCTTGGTGACTTGTACTTTGCAAAGAATGAATGGAAGAAAGCTATAAGAGTCTATGAAGAAGCATTGGTGCACAAGAACAATGAGATGTTCTTGACAGAGCTGATAGCATGGAACATAGATACACTATACATAAAGTCACAGCTCTTGTTGATATACACAACAATAGAAGAATATGGCAAGGCAAATGAAGTGAATGAGCAAGTGCTCAAGAGTGACCCAAAGAATGAGATAGCATTGAAGAACAGAGAATATTTCAAGTCAAAGATATGGGATTGAGAAAGATAGATGGCAAAGAGTTCAGCTTTGAGTATTGCTTCACTGATAGTGTAGATATGAGCAAAGACATTGTTAGTGGCATGCTGCATGAAGAGTCAATATGGGACAGGTTCATAACAAATGTGTACTCTGGTGGTGACAAAGTAGTGACCATTCGAGGATACTGGACAATGGATGAAGAAGATAGCTTCATGAGAGACTGGCTCAGATATGGGACATTCTGCTTTGTTGACAGCAATGGCATGTATCATCGGAAGATGGTGCGATAGATTGAGAGGCATACTACAAACAAAAAAACTAGGCAAAAAAGATGATAAAGACACTGATTATACCAGATGTGCATGGGAGGAAGTTTTGGAAGAGTGCTGTCACTAAGCTCTCTCGTGAAAGCTTCCCAGACATCAAGGTGATATTCCTTGGTGACTATGTAGATCCATATACATCATTTGAGAGGATAACTCCATCAGATGCATTGGATAACTTCAAGGAAATACTTGAGTATGCAAAGCAAGATGACAGAGTTGTGATGCTGCTTGGCAATCATGACTTGCATTATATGTATAGGCTAGACAAGTGCAGGATTGACTATGAAAACTTCCAAGAGATAAGGAGCTTGCTTGAATCTAACTTCAGCAATATAGACATAGCATATAGTGAATTGATCAATGGCAGAGAAGTGCTTTACACTCATGCTGGTGTGACACGTGGCTGGCTTGAGCAAGTGCACAAGTATGCAGCATCATATGTGAAGCGTGGCAAAGTGAGAGAAGATTGCCCTATTGAGTGGGTGAGAGACAACTTGATGGAACTAGAGCCAACTGCTGAGCAATTGAACAACATCAAGAGCTATAGTTGGTCTATGCAGTCTATGTTGTTCAATGTCTCTTGGCTTCGTGGTGGTGATGATGAGTTTGGTAGCTGCATATGGGCAGATCTAGAAGAGCATGAGTATGAAGACATGGCAATTGATGGAGTGTATCAAGTGTTTGGCCACACATTAGGCAAGCCATCTATAGATGAGGCAAAGATCACTGATAGGTATGCTATGCTAGACTCTAGATGTGCATGGGTGATAGATGACAGCTTGAAGATATACAAGATGAAGTGAAAAAAAAGTGTTGGAATCATTGAATTCTTGCGCAGATTGTCTATATTCCATATGTGTTCAACTTAAATACTAAACTATTATGGAATCTATCAATGCTATCAAGTTCTGGGTTGGTTTGGCAATGGCTGTGTGCCTTGCATGTGTTGGATCATTAGTGTCTGTCATTGGTGCTTCAGCTATCATAGTTGCTATTGCATCAATGATGAGGAGCATGCCAGAAGATGAGATCAAGTCTATCACTGGATACAACATGATCTCTAAGGTTGTTCCTGATGGCTTCATGGTTGAAGATGATGATGAGTTGTCATGATGGTGAGCAAGAAATACAAACAAAAGAAATTATAATAGATGGAAAGAGAATTCTTGAATCTGTACATAGAGAGAGACCACATGCTCTCTAGCAAAGAGCGCAAGCAGCCATTGCAGTTCTATGGTGACTACTTCTACTTCTATTGTGAGCATGCTGACTTGACTAGCACATTAGAGATATCAGTCATACCAAGTAGAGAGCAATATCTAGACTTCAACAACTATGATGACTTGATGATGAAATACTCTATAGACTTGATGCATTTCTCTTCTGAGTGGACACAATATGTCTTTGAGTATCTTGATGGGTTCATTGGGCTTGACAATGTTGAGATAAAGCTTGGGAACTGGAAGTCTATGATACAATTCAAATCTAATGCATGATTGCAAATAATTAATTGTCAATAAGTGATTTAATTGGTTAGAGATGGGTATGTGAATATCCATCTTTTTATTTTTAAAAAACTTATCTTTATATTTGATTTTCCAGTATTATGGCAAAAGTTAAAGATGGATACTTCGTTGGTGGCTTTTCAAATGAATATATATTGCTTGCCGGCGGTGGAGAGAAAGAATTGTCTGAGCTAGCATCATCAGATCATAATCATGACACTAGATATGTTAAAGGAGTATCAACATCAGGAACTACTCTGACTTACATCATAGGAACAACAAGCTATGCATTGTCTATCCCAACAGGACCACAAGGTGCACAAGGCATACAAGGCTTGCAAGGCTTGCAAGGAATACAAGGACTTGTAGGCATACAAGGGCCATTGGGCTTGCAAGGTGCACAAGGTGCTAAGGGAGCTACTGGAAACACTGGAAACACCGGATCAACTGGCGCACAAGGCGCTATTGGCACACAAGGAGCACAAGGATTGAAAGGAACTAATGGCACTAATGGAAGCCAAGGTGCTGTTGGTGCGCAAGGAGCAGCTGGTACAGCAGGTGCTAAGGGTGCACAAGGAGCAGCTGGTACAGCAGGAGCAGCGGGTGCTAAGGGCGCACAAGGTGCTGTTGGTGCACAAGGTGCTAAGGGTGCACAAG